GTCCTTCTCGCCGTCGTATTCACTTGTTAATTTATCAATTTGTTTAATAAATTTCAAGGACTTATCCTTAATTGTATTCTTGTCAAGTTTGATTGATTTCAATTCGTCACGCTCTGGTTCCTTAATCCACTCATTCTTATTTAATGAATATATACCAGAAGCGGTATGTTCCTCATTTACATCCTGGACGTATAATTCAACTGGAAAACCGTAAATCTTCAAATTTTCATGTTGTTCGTTCCATAATGTTTTCTTTGAATTGAAATATTCTCTAACAAACTCCACTCGTTTATCAACCTTTTTGAAATCCATTAATACATGAAGATCAAAGTCTGAATATTTACTCCAGTTGTAATTTGCCAGGCTACCAGTTAGGATAATATCCTCAGGTTTTACCCAATCAACATTTAATGTTTCGATGAACTCGTCAGCAATATCCAATAAACGTAAACGTACCCTTGGATTCATTTCCCCTTCTTCGTTCCAAATTCTTTCATTTAAATCTTTTTGGACATTAAAAGAAGATAAAACAGAAATTAATTCATTTCTATTAATTGCTTCTTCGATTTCACCTTTTGTAAAGGAACGTTCACAAGGACTTAATTCGGATAATAACTCATCCACTGTCTCATCAACAACATGAGCATAATCCAAATCGCCACTACTACTTGAAACATCAAATTTATCCTTGCTCGCGAAATCGTAAATCTTCATCTTATTTAAATGTTGCTAAATATTTCCACTTGTTTATATCTTCTGTAAAATCTTCCAATATATTGATTATTCCAGCGTGTTCTTTATCATCAAGTTCTTCCTGGAACCTATTAACGTCTGACTGTAATTCCTTTAAAATTTCAGATAATGTTCTTGCTGAAGGTAACATTGTTTTAAGATCACCAATTTCAAATCTGAAATCACCACAACCCATAAGGTTCTCTGCAATCTTATCTTCATATTCAAGAACAGAGTCGTCAATGTCATCTGTCAAAAGGTGTTCAGCCTTACATGTAGTATTCCAGTGAATACCTTTTAGGGCCTGATGATAACCTTCAAGACAACTTAGAAAATCAATACCACTTTTCTTTAGTTCGCTCATAATAATGATAATTTATCATTTATAAATACATTTATTTCACGATAAAACACTATTTATATAAAGAAAAGGTATAAAAACAATGAGAAAAAAGATATTTGTCACTGAATCACAATATCAGTACATCAAAAATAATGTCAATGAAGGTAAATTTCCAGTTGATCCAAACAAGGTGCTTGTCGTAAAGAAGTTTCTAGATGACAATTTCCAAAAAGGTGGTATTGCTGCAATTGGTGAAGATGGGTATCCAACAACCATATCTATCGTAGCGCTAAAAGGTACAGATGGAAGTTTATTGAAGAATATGGATGACAAACAACTGTTCTATATGCTCCAGGATAAATTCAAGAGTATGTTTGATGATACCATTAAACGAGACAAATTGCTTGCACAAATTATCAAGGACTGGTATAAAGGTAAAATTACAAAAAACGGTATGTTAACCGTTAATCTTATTTAATTTTTGTATAATTACCTAAATTATACTTCATTATGACACAAAAAGAAGAGAAGGAATATGTAAAAGTGCTTCCAAGATTTAAGGAAGTATGTTGTGCTAAAATGTGTAAATATTGGGAGAAGTGCAAGGAAACAAAGGACGATACATCATTTATGACTTGCCCGTGGTTTTCAAACTTCTATTATACTGGGTGGCCAGTACAAAGATTAGCATATCTTAGTTGCGATGCACCAAAATTACCAGACTTGAGAAAAGAAGATATCAGTGATGAAAAAATAAAAGAGTTGCTAAAAACTTAGCAACTCTATTTTTTATATATTGATCAATTTTATTCTCCATATACGAATGGAGTCAGTAACTCCTTCAATGGTTTATTATTCATATCTTTTTCTGACACAATCAATTTTGGTTCTTCAACTAAATTATGAGTATACTTCATATATTCGTCATAAAAAACCGCCCATGGTAATGCAACGTCGGTATCTGAGTAAAGGATCGCCCCTTCACTTTCCTTGTTATATTTATTATCACACTTATATTGGAAGATAGTATTATCTTCAAGTGCAATAAACCCGTGCGCAAATCCACGAGGAATGAAGAACTGATTGTGATTCTCTGCAGTTAACAACGCACCAGTCCATTGGCCATATGTAGGTGATCCAAGTCGGATATCCACAGCAACGTCATATACGGCACCAGCAACAACACGCACAAGTTTTGCCTGCGCGTATGGAGGACGCTGGAAATGTAAACCGCGAACTACACCTTTACTTGATTGACTTTCATTATCCTGTACTGGATGAAAATCTAAACCAGTCACTCGGTTAAATGTATCTTCATTAAATGATTCAAAGAAATATCCCCTATCGTCACCAAATATTGTTGGGACAATTGTTAATACCTCTGGTATCAATTTGCTACTTGTAAATGTCATAATAAATTTTTATTTATATAAATAAATATACTAAAAATTCTCCAATAATCAACGCATTATGGTACTTTAGGTACTATATAAACATAATCTTTTTATAAAATTATGTTATTTTTATATGTAAGTATATCTATTTATAGATATAAAATATATGGATTACGGGTTAATACATAATAATAAGCAAAAACGTGGCACTGTTTCAATACGTAACGGTGTTACGTTTTTCACTTTTAAAATAACATAATATGGGTAGAAAAAAACATTTACAAGATTTGTCTAAAGACGAACGTGAATACATTGACGATCGTATGAAAACACCAACAACAACAAATTTTACATTTGAAGATAAAAATAATTTTAAATTACAATTAAAATCATTGACATACAAGTTAAACATTAAATGTAAAAATCAAAAACAAAAGACATTTCTAAAACATTTATTAGACATAACGAAGAAAGTAAACATATGTAACGCACCAGCAGGAGTAGGAAAATCATTTTTAGCATTATATGCTGGGCTTGAGTGTCTTAAAAAAGGTGACGTTGAGAAAATAACAGTTATTGTTCCAACAGTGGAAGCATCCGAAGTTTGCAAGATCGGTTTATTGCCAGGAACAATAGACGAAAAAATTGAACCATATAAAATTGCAACAATATCAACATTAGAGAAAATTTTAAAAGTAAGCGGTAATGCAGATTACAAATTTTTTATACAGCACTTATTAAACGAGAAAATGATTGACTTTGATCTACTATCATATGCACGAGGTAGAAATTACGACAATACATTCTTGATATTAGACGAAGCGGAAAACTTATCAAAGAAAGAATGCCTTCTTTTAATGACCCGTATCGGAGAAGGTAATTCAAAGGTTGTACTCATCGGTGATGAACAACAATGTGATAGAAAAGACTTGAGGTCCTTAGAACATAGCGGATTAAAATACGCTGAGGAAAAACTTACAAACCTAGAAGAAGTAACAATTGACAAGTTCACTACAGAAGATATAGTCAGGAACGAGTTCCTTACCAAGTTGCTAAACGCTTGGAATGACTAATTTTTTGTATATTTATATCCAATCGGGTATAAATAGTAAAGAACATGAACATTTATATCCAATCGGGTATAAATAGTAAAGAACATGAAAAAATATACAATACATTTTAGCGGAAAAGAATTTCCAGCATCGGAGTATCAAGCAAAAATATTTGATTGCGTTGAACACGGTGCTGGAAATATGATTATCTCTGCAGCAGCAGGATCATCAAAAACTACAACCATAGTAAACTGCACCAGATTCATTCCAAAAAATAAGAAAATCATCTTTATCGCTTTCAATAGAGAAGTTGTAAAGAAATTAAAAGAAGAAGTAAGTGAAAAGAATGCATATATGTGTACTTTCCACTCACTCGGTTATTCTATTCTTAACGAAAATAAGATTGTCAAAAATACTGATGATCAAATTAATGAATATAAATATAACTCATACGTTAAGGAACATATAAACGAGTTAAGTAAATTTGGTGAAACAAAATCGATGGGTCGTGAACGACAAACATATCTTAACAACATTATCAAACTTGTTGAATATTCTCGTTACTATCTAGCATTCAACGTAAAAGATATTAAGAAAGTTGCTAAGTTATATGGTATTCTACCGATTCGTGACGAAATTGCTGTTTGTCAATCTGTGTTAAGATGGGGTAAAGAACATACGGATACCATTGACTTTACTGATATGATATGGCTACCAAACGTATTGAATCTAACAACAAAAAAATTCCTTGCAGACTGGATATTTGTTGACGAGGCCCAGGATACATCGATCATGGAACAGGAAATGGTAATGAAATGTTTCAAACGTGGTACCAGGTTCGTATCCGTAGGTGACGATTTCCAGAAGATCAATGTTTGGTGCGGTGCCTCACAAGACGCAATTGATAATTTCAAAAAAATACCGAATACCGTTGAATATAAACTACCCATTTCATACAGGTGCCCGAATAAAGTTGTAGAACTAGCAAAGAAGTACTCAGACAATATTATTGCGGCACCAGGGGCAATTGACGGTGAGATAAACTATGACGTATCAGAGTTTGCACCAAAGGGTGATGATATGGTACTTTGTAGAACCACAGCACCGTTGATCAAACTGCATTTGAAATACCTTCGTGGTAATAAAAAATCATATTTACGTGGGTCCGAAGAAATTAAATCAGATTATCTTAATCTGATAAATGAAACTGGATCCAAATTAATTGATAAAAATCTACTTTCCAGTGATGGTTTATTTCCAAAACTTTACAAGAAATTATTCAAACGTATTGAAACAATTAAAAGTACATTGAATTTCACTGACGATGAAGCAATTACACACCCTGAAGTATTGAAATTATATGATGATATTGAAGGTATCAGTGTTGTTTCTGAAGGATTAACTAAAGTTGAGGACCTGGTTGAGAAGATCAACATAATTTTTAATGGTGATACTGACGACGCGGTTAAATTATCGACAATACATAAGGCAAAGGGCCTGGAGGCTGACAACGTGTTTATTCTTATGCCTTCGCTTCTTCCATATCCGTTGGCTGTTAAAGACTGGGAAATTGAAACTGAAAAGAACCTTATATATGTTGCGTATACGCGTGCGAAGAAGACACTTAATTTTATTAAAGAACCAGTGAACAAGTTCTATCGCGGAGAAGGTAGTTTCTCAATTGCTGGAATGAAAGCAAAACTGGAAAATATCAAAGATGAAATTGGTTATTCCGAAAAGATGGGTACCAAAGAAGATACGATCGTTGAACATACTGGCGGTTTTAAGGTTAGTATACTTGGAGAAACAGCAAGACCAACGCAAACAACCACTAAGAATAAGACTAAGAAAGGCGGTTTGAAATTCAGAAACCTAATGGAAGAATAATTTTTTGTATAATTGTAGAAGAATATTTTATAAAAAGTTATATGGCAACTAAAAAGAATAGCGTAAAATTAAAAACTCCGAAAGAAATTAAGGCATACCTTGATGAGTATGTAATTGGGCAGGAAGAAGCAAAGAAAATACTGTCTGTCGCCGTGTATAACCATTTTAAAAAGGTTATTCACAATAAAGAATTGATGTCTGAGACAGAAATGGATAAGTCAAACATTATTTTGCTTGGTGAAACTGGTAGTGGAAAGACGCTTTTAGCAAAGACAATTGCGAGGATGTTAAATGTCCCTTGTTATATCCAGGATTGCACAAAAATTACCCAGGCTGGATATGTTGGTAGCGATGTTGAGGAATGTCTGGTTGGTCTTCTAAGAATGTGCAATTATGACATAAAGCGAGCAGAAATGGGTATTGTTGTACTCGACGAGATTGATAAAGTAGCCAAACGCGAGGCTGGTCCTTCAATTACGCGAGACGTTCAGGGCGAAGGTGTTCAGCAATCACTTCTCAAGATGGTAGAAGGTGATGTAGTAGGCGTACCGCCAATGGGAGGAAGAAAACACCCAGAGCAGCCGCTTATTTATATCAACACGAAGAACATACTCTTCATTGCTTCTGGTGCCTTCGTAGGGCTTGATAACATCGTACAGAGACGAATGGGCACCAACTCCATTGGTTTCGCAAGCACCAATTCCGAAACCGTCATTTCGAAAGAGGAAACCCTTGAGTATGTAACTACCCAGGACCTTCGTAATTTCGGTATGATTCCAGAATTTGTCGGGCGTTTTCCAGTTATTGCAAACGTCAATAAACTTGACAAAGACGCATTGATCAAAATCCTAACCGAGCCAAAGAACTCAATTATCAAGCAATATACAGAGTTGCTTAAAATGGACAATACCGAACTTGAGTTCACACAAGACGCGCTCGAAGAGATCGCCGAATTGACGTTGAATCTTGGCACTGGCGCACGAGGACTTCGTAACGTGGTTGAAACCGTTATGTCTGAAATTATGTACAATGCTCCGAGTGATAACGCACCTAAGAGTAGTAAAAGTAAACCAGTAAAGGTTGTAGTAGATAAAGATTATGTTATTGAACGTACCGCTAAACGTTTCAGAAATGTGAAAGCGGCATAAATCATCAAAAAAATGAAAAAAATTTTCACACTGCTGTTTGCATTCATTTGTTTGCAATCGTGCATTGTTTATGTTAATGATCCAGATTATCACAGACCGCCACAAGGACATCCAGGTGGACAATGCTGGTGGACTGACAATAATGGCGGAAGTTGTAATGGAGGCTGTGAGGACGAAAATTGCCCAACATGTGGTGGTAGTAAAAGGAAAAATACTACCAATCCTCAAGGTGATGTCGAAAATGATACGGTTCCACTTGATGAATTCGTACCAATTGTACGTTATGATTCGTGTACTGTAAATGGCACCCTCACATTCAATGTATATCTTGGCTGGAATGTTGATCAAATGAACACGATCATCATGTTGAAAAACTGGCCAGTAGACGGTGGTGAGATTATTTTTAACATTTATACGAACAACATGTACATGTCAATGTACGGTTTTGAAAAGTATAGGAAAGATTTTTATTGGTTTTCGGAAGATGACGTTTATTGTGGATACTCCAGTTATTCATTGGATACAAAAGGTATTGCTAGATACAAAATGAACATTACCAGAAATGACACTGGTTATGAACGCAGTTGTTATGGATACTGGGCCTGCAATAACGGAAGTAATTTTTATAGTTCATTTAAAGTCTATTTATTCCAATGTTTTTAATCTGATAAGGTATTTATTAGTAAAAATAGGAATAATATGGGATTAGAAAATATTAAAAGTATCGGTTTCGTTAACGGAACAAAACCAGGATTCGATTATGACGATCTTGAAAAAGATGTTTTATACTTTGTAAGAACATCTTCAGACAAAGAAAATGGTCTAGTATATTTCAACGGTAAGAAATACGGAAACGTAAATCTAATTAACGCTGGAGAATATCCAGACAACACAATCTAAACCTAGAAACCACCAGAAATGGTGGTTTTTTTATTGACATTTACTTTCAAATAATTATTTTTAAATAAAACGAAATTTATGAGTGAAAAGAAAAAGTATACTATTGAAGAATTAAATCATTTAATTACCGCTGCGGACAGACTTATTGAGTATTATGTAAATAAAGCAGCACTTGAAAACGGACGTTCACCAGAAGCATCAAGATATCTTGCAATTAAGGAAAAATTACTTCATGAAACAGAAAAAACCCTATCTGAATTATCACTATGAAAAAACTTTGGCTAAATATTAAGATATTTTTCTTCTATTTGTTCAAGGGCCTGCAGAATGCAAATGACGTTGCATTTACAGCACAGAAGGATGTTACTCCTGGTGCCGACAATGGTATTGAACAACAAAAAGAGGTAAACAACGTGTATAAAGATATGTTAAAAGGTGAATTGACTCAGGAAGTAATCGAATTAAGACACGAAATGTATTTTTCAGAACGTAGATCCCACCAATATGTATATGCTGGTAACGGGCACGCTGTGAAGAAAAACAACGTGTTTGATTATAAGGGTAAGTTAGACTTGTCTGACGGGCTTCCAGTTGTATTAGTCCAGGAAAATAAAGAGGATAACGGGTCATTAATGGATTTCGGAATCTATCATATGGGTGAAGAAGTTGAATTAACAGAGAAAGCAACTGGCGATCTTGGTAAAAAAGATAAGAGAAACTTTACTATTAACATTACCCGTGATTTTATTCCTAGATTCAAACTTGAAGAACATATTACAAAACTCGTTGTGAAGGCAATTGATGATGAACATTCAATGTTGGATATTTATGTCCCGATGTATCGTTCACAATTTGATAATAAAGACAAGTTTTTCCAAAGTGAATTGAACAAGATTTATATGGGTGATGTTCGTTCGGACCTTATTAACTTTACTTCACTTGATTTTGTTACATACAACGCTTGCGGTGCCGACGATCTTATTAAATACGTATTCAATAATATCAAGTTTGATAACATATTGAAGTTTGACGGATCATATGTATTGAAATTTACAGCAGATAATGGTGAGGTTAACGATTATCTTGACGAAATGTATGATGAGAGGACCGAAGAATTATCCAGGAATCACGTAGCCAGGGAAAATAATACTGTTTCTGCTGAAGTTTTTATGCAGGAATTGGAAGATGATAAATATGATGCCGAGCAAGCGGCTGATTTATTAAAAGAATTAAAATCATGATTTACGATAGTCGTGCAAGAAAGCCCACGCGTTTCAACCGTGGGATGAATTGCACAACATAAATATACTATTTTTTTTTTCAAATTTTTTAGTATTTTTTAAAACATACAAGTATTTATTAATAGATAAACCATAGCGAAGTGGAACTCGCGACGGTAAATAATAACGGAAATATATACGGATTGTGTTCGATGGGTGCGTTCCACTTTAGCCCGCGTTCACTTTCCGTTTTTTTTTGTTAAATAAATGATTCTTAATTACAAATATAGGTTATATGTGAATAAACACACGGAGGAGTTATCACGACTTGTAACAACCTCTATCTATGTGTGGAACCACATAGTGGCTCTATATCGTAGATATTATAAACTATATAATACAAACCCATCTTGCGGTAAAATGCAACACCATATAGCCAAACTCACTAAAAACAACAAGTACTGGTCAAAAATGGGATCACAGTCACTACAGGAACTATGCCAACGCGTTGATCAATCCTATAAGGAGTTTTTCAAGAAAAAAGGACGTGGTCGTCCTAATTTCCATAAAATAAGCGGTAACGGCTCGTTTATGTTTAAAGGTACGGTTGGTTATAGTCTTAATGGAAATCAACTAACAATTAATAAACTCGGCTATACATATAGATTTAAACTCACCCGTGAATATGGGGTAGTCAAAAACGTACATATTAAACGCGATAACCTCGGTTATTTATGGCTCGTAGTCACTACGGATGTACAACCTAAAACCCACGAAAGACTTGGTAATGCAAGCATCGGTATGGATTTTGGTTTAAAGACATTCCTAACATTAAGTGACGGAACCACAATAAATAGCCCTGAAACACATAAACACGCACTAAAGCAATTACGTAAATTAAACCGTGAGGTTTCACATAAAGTGAAAGGTAGTAATGGTAAGAAAAAAAACATTAAACGACTTGCAAAACTACATGAACATATTGCAAACCAGCGTAATGATTTCCAGTGGAAACTGGCACATGAGTTATGCAAATATAACGTATTAATTGCTATAGAGGATTTAAACCTTAAAGCGATGCAGAAAATGTGGGGACGTAAGGTTAGCGATTTAGGTTATAACGAGTTTGTTAACAAATTAGAGTATATTGCTGGTAAATATGGTACAACTGTAGTTAAGATAGACAGGTTTGCTGCGAGTAGTCAGGTTTGCCATTGCTGTGGGTATAAAAATAGTGAAGTTATGAACCTGGGTGTACGTGAATGGGTATGCCCACAATGTGGAACAACCCATAACCGAGATATTAACGCAGCAATAAATATACTTAATATAGCATGTGGGAAGGACGTTTCCCACGACAGGAGCAATAGTAAGACTTCACATAATGGTGAAGCGGTTGCGTAGATAGTCGAAGAATCCCACCATCTTTAGTGGTTGGAGTACGTCAAGTAGACGATATTACGACGACAGCAAAAATATTTTGTTACGATGATGAAATTGAATTATTCATAAAGGATCCAATAGAATATAAAAAAAGCGTTAGCAAAAACTAACGCTTTTCTTTTTTATTTATCTTCTTCCTCATCTTTCTTCGGTGCGGAACCTATTGTCATTTTATTTCCACCGAATGCTCGTGTGATTGTAGATAGGCCTAACAATGCGGCACTGACACCAAGATCGAAGTCAATGAGACTGGATACAGTACTACTTAATTCACCTGTTCTAACGAAGCAAAGAATAGTTGCTGCTAATATACATAATTGGCACATACCAAAGCCAATGCCGCCCCAAAATCGTTTAGAACTTGGTACGCCACTTTCACAATGTGCTAAATATAAAAAAGTATTATTTTTATTATTAGTTTTCTCCATAACTATTCTGTATTTTATTATAAATTAATTATTTTGTATTATCCAATTGTTTGGAATACCGTTTATACCGTTTGTCCAGTTAGATATGTTTGAATTTTTTACAAATATTCCCTTTTTCGAAACACCATTTACCCATTTTGTTGTACATTCATTTGCTGATATATCAGTGGATAAACATTCAATTTGTTTTAATTTAGTACACCCATCAAACATATTATAATAACATTTATAAGTTAATACCGTTGCTGGTAATTTTGGTGCTTTAGTTAATACTACACAATCACTAAACATACTATTATAACAATTATTTGTTAATACTGTTGCTGGTAATTCTGGTGCGGTTGTTAATGACTCACAACCAGCAAACATTTTATGATAACAATAATATGCCGATGTCAATGTTGTTGCTGGCAATATTTTTTGTACCGTAATTAATGATATACAGTTTTCAAACATCGAATCGTAACAATAACTTGCTAATATTTTTGCTGGTAATTCTGGTGTTATTTTTAACGATGTACATCCTCGAAACATAGATGCATAACAACTGTTTACTAATTTTGTTGCTGGTAATTCTGGTGCTGAAGTTAACATTGTACAATCACTGAACATACCATAATAACAACTATTTTTTAGTTCGGTTGCTGGTAATTCTGGTATATTTACTAAAGATGAACATCCTTCGAACATATACCAATAACAATAAGTGGCCAATGTTGTTGCAGGTAATTTAGGTGCTACAGTTAACGTTGTAACAAAACTAAACATTGCACGATAACAAGAATCTGTCAATATTACTGCTGGTAATATAAGGTTTTCTGCTGATACAACTTTAGAATTTTTAAAAAGTTGAGTAAAAGTCCAATCTCCAGGTAATGTGGTTATATCAGAAAAATCATCCCCACTAATCAAACTCATAATATTACCTTGAACGTTAAATGTTGCGGTACCGCCATTAAATCCAGAGAAATTATTTTTATTTCCCTCACAATACCTCGTATTTATACCCTTGAAACGTATTATGTCACCAATTTTAACTGAAATTGTTACTGGTATACTTGTTGCAGTAATAGAAATCCATCTGTCACCATTTTTACAATATTGGATTGTTTTTGCGGCATCAGTACCATTAGATTGCCATCCAATAGTTCCGTCTGAAAGTATTTTAAATGTAAGGTAGTCAAGTGAATAGTCGTGTGGTTCACAAACAGCAGATACAACGTTACTTGTAATACCACCATATTCAACATATGCTTCAATAATTGTTTTATTATTATATACTATAGGTTTAGTATATAAATCATAAGTTCCAGATTCGTTTAATCTGTAATAAATGTCAGCACCAATAGTTTCAGTGGTAACAATTATTTCGGAATCAACAGTTGTAACAACAGGATCATCCACAACTAATTCATTTTCTATATCCCATACATTTGGTATACCATTAACACCAATTGTCCAATTAGACATTAATCGTTTTTTAATAAAAACACCGCTGTAAACAACACCATTTACCCAATTTTTCGTACATTCATTCGCTGATATATCAACGGCTAAACATTTAATATATTTAAGGTTTGTACAATTATTAAACATTGAGTTATAGCACCCATCTACTAATCTTTCTGCTGGTAATTCTGGTGCTTTAGTTATTTTAGTACATCTATCAAACATACCATGATAACAGTATGGTATTAGAATATTTGCTGGTAATGAAGGGCATTTTTCTAAATTGATACAACCTTCGAACATACAGCAATAACAGCCACTTGCGAGCGTTGTCGCTGGTAATTCTGGTGCTTCAACTAATGATATACAGTCTGAGAACATATATTGATAACAACCATTCACCATAGTAATTGCTGGTAATTCAGGTGCCTTAACTAATGAAATACAATTGTCAAACATATATTGATAACAACCAGTAGCCAACGTTGTTGCTGGTAATGCTGGACCGTGAATCAAGTTAGGACAGTCAGCAAACATCATAGAATAACAACTACCAGCCAACGTTGTAGAAGGTAAGGCTAATTCACTTGCATCAGTTAAACCATTACAACTCTTAAATAAATTATACGCGCATAAAGGTTTTAACGGTACATTTAAATTTTGATAATTCCACAATGCATTTATGTTACCGCTAACGGAAACATCACCACTAATTTCAAATTGTGTGTAATTTGAAGATTGATTAGAATTAAATAAAAAACCCCTAATATATATAATACTACCGACTGATGACAATATAATTATATTATCAATCGTAAATTTTTCCCAGGTATTACCGTGATCTATCGAATATTCTAGTGTTTGATTACTTGAAATAGATTTAAATCCAACTGTAGAATTGGCTTGTTTTGCTGTAAATTTAACAGCAACAATTGAATCTAAAAAAACGCTCTCCATTTCACTAACGCCCGCGTTTTCAACAATTATTTTATTTTCAAATGTAGTTATGAGATCCATTTTATATAACACTATTTTTATGATAAATACCAAATAAAAAAGAAAAAAAATCACATTTAGTTTTCATATTTATTTTTTTTTTCAAATTAATTAGTATTTATTTAAAGAAGGGATAAAACAGTTATAATGTCAAAAAATATTATTAAAATATCTGAGAAAGAATTAAAAGAATTTGTAGAAGAGTCAATAAAAATAATTCTTGATAAAAATACTGCTTATTCTGATTCGTTACAAATTTTAAATGAAACAAAAACAAATAACACTGATAAAAAGAATGAGGATAATAAGTCTAAATCAAATTCTTTTGAAATTAAACTTTATGGTGATAAACATAATCCTCCTAATTTTAACGTAAAACGTAATAAACAAAGTGTTTCTTTTATTGTTGAAAATGGGAGTTCATTAGAAATAATAGATAAAACAAATAACCAAAAAATAATTTTAAATGTTTCATAAATAAACGTAATTACACGAACAATTTCTAATTGTTTAAAAAAATACAACCACCAAATAACTTGATGGTTGTATTTTTTTTGTAATAATATACTCCCGTTATAAACCACAATATACGTATATTGTCCATTTTTGAATATCATATTATATCTAATAAATATAAAAAATCAAAATAAACTTTTTTTAAACTTTTTATATTATATAGATAGAGATATTAGTATCAACTAATGAATAACAGTATATATGTGTTGTTTTAAAATAATTTTTTTAAAAATTAAAAAAAATGAAAGACATTATTATTCTTCAATTTTCTTCCGTACCTACACAAGCGGTAGGCAATGGAAGAATAAAAAAGAACAAAGAAGTTCTTAAAAACCTAAAAAAGGGTGAACCTATTGAACGAATCAATTAGGCACACTTAACGTCCCTGTATTGGAACTTTCCAATACTCATTTGGAACATATGAATAAATCTCATAGTTTCATTCATTTTTTTGGTATTTCAGCAGTATACGGTTTCATCGATATATTGCTGAATATATTTCTCGCTGATATAGATATAATGTTAATACTATGTAAAAAAGAAAAGGGGACTATATTTAGTCCCCAGATTCACTTTTTTTCATTGCTTTTTGCTTTTCCTCCAATTTACGTTGAAGTTCAGCCATGTCAACGTCTTCCAATCGCTGATATTCACTACAGTTCGGCTTGATAAACTTATTCAACGCTTTTCCGTTTGAACCATCAAGACCCCTGTGTACGAATGAAACGTAGTCGTTAACATTTATGTCCTTATAAAGATATGATGAACCGTTTTTAAAGACAACGGTAACGTCTTTCAACGGTGTATCAGGTTTGTCATAACACTCTGAATACACGATCATTGAGGATTGATACCATATTCTATCAATCTTTTCTTCTTCATTAAATTCGCGAAATAATATCATATTTTTCTTGTTTTTTATCTATAAAAATGTATATTTAATATGTAGAAAGTAAAGAGAAGAATGGGACAACAACCGATAAAAAATATAGTTAACTACGAAAAGTATTTTTCAAAGGAGTTAACAGACCTTTTAACATATATCAACGAAGATTATTTACAAACATTCCCAATGAATGAAATTACAACCGAAATGTTCTTTTCGGCTGCATTCTCTGTGGATAATTGTATGCTATATAAACTATTCGATACATTTTTAAATAGTATCGCAATGGCCACAATCCAAACAAAATTATCTTCAATTCTCCAGGAACAAGCAATTACAGCAATTAAACCTGGTAGAAAAATTGAATATAGTAAAGAATTGAAAAACCTTTTCAATAGATCTTTAATTGAATGTCAAAGTAACGGTAGTTTGTTAATTACAAGCGACTATGTTTTACTTTCCCTTCTTAGCATGGAAAACGGGGCTGAATGTACAAGAGTGAAAAAAATATTCAATGAACAAGGCATTAATTATGCCGTCGCATTAGAAAGATCGAGGAAAATTCATGAACTTACTGATGCAATTGATTCAATGGATAATAATGATGAAGATGAAGAACCAAGTACAATGGATATTGAAATTCAACCAATTGATACTGGCGATATGTTTGGTATGACACCAATTGCTATTCAGATTACTGGTGACCCTCGTGATTTTAAGTTTTCAGATATTACCAATATGTTTAATAACATGATGGGTATACCACCGCAAGTACAGGAACAGCAACAAAAAACAAGGCGTTCAAAAGATAAATCAAAAAACACCGTTCAATATTGCACAAACCTAAACGAAGAGGCTAAAAATGGCAATATTGATAGTTTAATCGGTAGAGATAATGAAATAAATCGAATCGTTAAAACTTTAAATAGACGTAATTCAAACAACGTATTATTGGTTGGTGAATCTGGCTGTGGTAAAACAGCCATCGTTAAAGGTTTGGCAAAAAGAATTGTTGACGGATTGGCACCATCTGTAATTGCTGATTATACAATATTAAATTTCAATACTGCAGATTTAATTGCTGGCACGCAGTTACGTGGTATGCTTGAGGCCCGTATGACAACTCTTTACAAGGAAATCAAGAAAAGAGAAAACACAATTTTGTTTATTGACGATTTCCACAGTTTCTTCAACGATAGAAAGGACGACGATTATAACATTTTAGCAATGTTACTTCCATTCCTGGATGATAAAGACTGTAAAGTAATTGCCGCAACAACATATAAAGGTTACAAAAATTCAATTGAAAAGAAACAGGCAATTGCAAACAGATTCAATAAGATTGATATTGAAGAACCAACAATGGAAGAATGTAAGACGATTTTACAAACTTCAAAAAAATTATATGAAAAATATCATAATGTAATGATTAGTAACGAAATCATTGACGCGGTTCTTTCTCTTTGTAAAAAATATGAATCAAAAAAGAGTATTATTTCTGCGGCACTTGACGTAATTGACGAACTCGGTGCTAAGAAACGTATTGACAATGTTGATACAGATGAAATTAAAAACAAGAGACAAGAGTTGGAAGAAATGATGGATCATGGCGATCCTGCTTTAGTAAATGATATCAAATTACAACTTGTCAAATTGATAAATACTAAAGACGATTTTGATGTAGTACAAGAAGTAACGCTTGATGATCTTTATGCGACTTTTGCTGATTATGAAAATATTCCAATATCAAAATTAAATGTTTCTGAAAAACAACAAATTTCAAATATTGACAAAACACTTAAATCCGTAATTATCGGCCAAGACGAAGCGATTGACGTGGTATCCAGAGCAATTAAACGTAGCAAAGTTGGTTTATCATCGCATACCAAGCCGCTTGCAACATTCCTATGTGTAGGAAAGACTGGTGTGGGTAAAACATTGCTTGCTAAAATGCTTGCAAAGGAAATCTATTGTAACGAAAAGAACCTAGTTCGTTTCGATATGTCAGAATATGCAGACAAGACTTCCGTAAATAAATTAATTGGCTCATCTGCAGGTTATGTTGGTTACGAAGAAGGTGGTCTTTTAACTGAGGCAATCAAAACTAAAAAACATTGTGTACTTCTATTTGACGAAATTGAAAAAGCAGATGAAGAAGTGTACAATCTATTCCTTCAAATCTTCGACGAGGGTTTCTTAACGGACAATATGGGTCATAGAGTAGATTTTAGAGATACAATCATTCTTCTAACGTCCAATGTAGGCACAAAATTGGCTTCTGAGGCCCGAACTTTTGGTTTTGATAAAGATGATAGTCAAACACAAAAAGATGTCATAGAGAAAGAATTAAAGCGTAAGTTCCCGCCTGAGTTTATTAACAGATTGGATAGTGTTGTTTACTTCAACGCATTAACAGATGATAATCTAAGACAAATCATCGAATTGGAGTTAAATAAATTGAACGATCGTATCCAGGATACTAAATATAGTATTACCTGGGACCCTGGTACGGTTAATTTCTTATTAAATTCAATTTCTAACGAAAAAGAATATGGTGCCAGACCAATTATGCGTGCAATTCAAGAAAATATTGAAAATAAAATCACAGATATGATCCTTGAAAACGAATATCTTGAGGGTGGTCATGTATTTACTATTAGATATAATGATGAAATTAAAAAATTAATGATAGAATGATAGTATTACCAAAATATAAAGAATCTATAGTAGAAAAAATGTTAGAACCATTAAAGAAAAAACGGATATATCTAACAGAAAACCAGATTGAGGATATTAAACATTTCCTAAACCAGGCCCGTATGAATACAAATACGCACGCAACCGAAAAACAGAAGAAGGCTGGTAATTATAAACACGGTAGAGTTAGAATTCATGGCTTTGAAATCGCATTGGAAAATCCAAAAGGCTCATATCGTACTGGTAAAGACAGAAATGGTAAGGAATGGAGTATAAAAATGCAAAATGACTATGGTTATTTTACACGTACGCTTGGAAAAGACGGTGACGCTGTAGATGTATTCATTGGACCAAATCTCGCCTCAGAAACGATTTATTGCGTTGACCAGAAAATCGGTGGTAAATTCGACGAAACAAAAGTAATGATGGGATTCAATAGTGCTGAACAAGCAAAGGCTGCTTACTTATCCAATTACGAAGAAAATTGGAAAGGATTCTGGAAAATTACCGCAGTGTCACTCAAGGACTTTAAAGAATGGTTATATGATGGTTACAGACAAAGAAAACCATTTTTTGAGTACGTGGATATCAAGAAAAAGAAATTAAATGAGTCCAATTTCTAATCCTTATACTATTTATAGTATAAAAGAAATGAAATTATGGAAAAATTAAAAATTAATGACAAAGTAATTTTACTTAAAAATATGCCATTTGACTTATGTAGAGGTGATATATGTATAATTACAAATATATCAGCATCAGATAGTCCATATAAACTATTTTACCATATTAAAAAAGATAAAGATAGTAGATACGAATTTAGAGTAGAACGTAACGACATAAAAAAATCCAATGACTAATTCAGTCATTGGATTTTATTTTTATTTAAGATACATTTCTTTTAAAACATCACGCACCATTTTACGTAATTGTGATTCTGTAATTTTCATTTTCTTTTTACTTTCTCTTATTGGCTTAACTGGACCTTTAACACGGAATCCATTAGCATCATGGAAAACACCATCTTCAAAACCTCTTGCATAATCATCACCATCTTCTTCACCGCCAACCTCTGGTTCTGCTTCAGGTTTTGGCTCATTTGCTTTTAAAAAATCATCTTGAATCTTTTTTCTTCTTAAAATTTCGTTTCTGATATCCATATCATTTTGGTTATTTTCATCTGAAACTAATTCGTCAACATTCCAGTTATCATATTCAGTAACTTCGAATGGATTACCTACGGCATAAAACGCATATTTATATCCAACACCTCCGTGGTTATAGTCTGGTTCACGCTTACATATCCAGAACATATTTTTGATTTGTTTTGTAAAACATTTTCTATCAGATATATTTTCAAAGAAAAATATAACTTCACCCTTGTCTTCATGAACCACAGCCTTTTCCCACTCTGAACCGTCTACTCCGCTATATTTTTCGAAATATTTATCAAAAATTTGTGCAACAGGAACGTGTTCACCAGTCTCAGGATCTGGAAGTTGCATAGTCATTTTTGGTACAACATAACCACCACGGTCATCCCATTCAAACGGACTATTTTTTGGGCCAGTCCATGTATAACTACCCAATGGATCTTCACCTTTATTGAGTGTATAACCTTCAACGTAATCGTCATTTAATGGGGTATTATAAATTTGATTGATTTTTCCTTTTAATTTAAGACAAAACCGTTGATAACCAGTAAGACTTCCAGTACCCTCAACAAATGCTTTAACTTCGAGAAAAGTATCTTCATTTTTGAAGTTTGATAAAACAACAGCGTTGTTTATAATTTGGTCAAGACTTTGATGATTATCATCATACGCGTCGTTTGTTCGGTTAAAATTATCACCCTTAAATTTCTTCTTATTGTTTATTCTACCAGTAAGATTCACCGTACTTTCGTTTAGTGAATGTCTTATCATATTTATTAATTCTGATTGTTTAATTTTCATTTTAAATAACAATTTTTATATAAATACAGTTAACTAACTCAAAAACACACCTTTTTATGACAACAAATGTATTTATTTATAAAAAGAATATACAATGAATAAAAAAATATATTTATCTGAATCACAATTCAGAGATTTCATGAGATTTAAACTACATGAAGGTAAACAAAATACTGGTAAAAAAATACGTCTAACAGAAGAACAAGTTAGACATATTTTATCATCTTCATTAATTAAAGAAGAAATTGGTGCCATTGATTTCGATAAACTTATTGAACCAGAAAATATTGTTCCACAAGAATTAGCAGAAAAATATGGGTTCAAACGAGTAAATATTGATGACCCAAAAACTGGTTTACAACTTTGGGGTGCTAAATTACCAAAAGATGTACTATATCGAAAAAATATGTTGAAAAAATTAGGTATTTCACGTTTTATATGGTTCCAAATTAAAGGACCAGTATTTATCGTAGTAAAACCTTCTTGAAACAAAAAATAGAGGACTCAAAAAGTCCTCTATTTTCTTTATACACTAAAACTACGTCTAATTATTACCGTAGTTCTCTTAGCACCAGTCCTAACACTTTTGTTGTCAGACTGTACATTTTTTCTTACTACCTGTTTTTTAGTTTCTTTACTACTTTTACAACCGCAAGACATATCTGATTTATTTTTTATTATTTTTATTTGTCAACCACATATATGCCATATATTTACCAGCCTCACCATTATACATCTTCTCCTTAGACTGATATATCGGCATAGAATATTTAATATTTATTTCACCATTACGTACTGGCTGATTCTCAACATATGATATTCGATTATTAACGTTAATCATCGCCGCTAACATAGCCTCGTCTTTACTCTTAACAGCCAATTGCTTATTCATTGAGAATTGATAAACAAACATACCCATCGCAAGACAAGTAATTGTATCATCATGACAACCATCCTTATGATCCATACCTCTTGAACCAGGAACGAATACCCATGTATCCAATTCATTGCATACCCTGGTAGAACGTATCTTAAATTGATTCTTCTTTACCAGGTCAGCGAAATTAGACAACATTTGGAAACGTACACTACTACTGTGGAAACCTGGAAGACCTTCTGCAGTCACCTTCAATGAAGTTGCTTCATTCTGATCCGTGTACTTCTTCAATGATGGATCGTCATAATACAAATTCTTGTATCCTAATCTCATCAACATTAACAATGTTGCACTACCATAACCACCAATATCTTCAACTACAATGAACGCGTTGTTATATTGCATACCATACTGATAAGCCAACTCACCAATGTTGTCACCAGTCAATTTACCATTGTATTCCAATACCTGTTCGATACAAGGCGTACCATCATCATCAATACCATTCAAGTCAATAATCTCAAGTGCAGTTGCATCATCAGAACTACCTCTACTGTTATCTATACACATAAGATATTGGTGCCCTGGCATTGGTGGCTTCCATACCCATGTTTCATCTAATACTGGATCTTTCAAATTTGGATTTGGTTCACGCACATTTAAATCACGTTGCATCTGAATAAATTCAGGTTCCACAACCGTACTATCAGAACCAAGGAACGATACATCCAACTCCTGTGCGATCTTCTGTCTATCGTTGTTAAATTGCTGGCACATTGTAATATACCAAGGAGAACGAGGTGCCCAACCGTCAGCAATCATCTTATCCCAGTGATCCTGTCTGTATTCTACAGAACCATTTTCATCAATTGTTTCTTCCCTAATTACTTCAATCTCACCAGTATCAGGATTTTTCTTTGTCCACTCCAGGTGCTTGTTATAACGTGGGTCCTGGTACCATTTCATCTGTACCAACTCGAAATTATTCCAATCTGGAGTACCTTTTAATGCAGCACGTCTACAAGTCTCATAGTATAACAAATCTTTACCGTTAGGAGTAGAAATAAGTACGATGTGACCACCAGTAGATACTGTAGGCAATGCAGATGCATATACGTCTTTACCGTTCTCAATGAACGCAGCCTCGTCAAATATTAACCATGTAACACCACCGACACCACGAGAAGCATCTGGACCAGATGAACGAGCAACTACTCTACATCCATTTTTTAATACCAATTCCTTAGTGTTACAAATGTTAAACAATAATCTTTTTGATGGAGGATCCAAAGGATTCTTTCCTTCTTCGACATATTCTGGACCCCACATCCAGGCAGGAAACTGATACAAGAAATCACGAATTTTCGTAACCATCTGTTGAGCAAGGTCCAATGTGTTACCAATAACAAGGATAGTTAAAGGTTCCTCAGGACTTGCAAGAACAATCTCACAAGAGATAAATGCACCACAGGTGGTTGTAATACCAGCCTGACGTGGCTTTGTTGTTACAACGTTATTACCGCTACCCAGGGCACCACAAAGGTCCTTTTGACGCGGGAATAAATTGTATTGTACTTTTCTTCTTTGTGTGGCATCGTATGTTTCAAGGAAATGCTCGATCATGTATATCCTGGTTTTGTCAGATACACATTTTACATATTCCTCAGCCAACGCATTATAGTCTATCATAACTTTACTTTTATTTATAAATACCGTTTATTATTAAATTGATAAATATATCTAAAATGAAAAAAGTTTGTCTTAAATCGAAAAAAAATGGTATTACACGTTAAAATGTAATACCATTCCTTCTTTTTATGTTATATGAAACATTTATTTCTTTACTACTGTGTAAAGTGTGTTACCGTGACCATCTTTGCTTTCAATAACGTCACCGTTTACAAACCACTTGTCTGCAGGTGCACCTAATCTGTCATCACCAAGACGTGGGTCTGTGTTTTCAAATGTACCACCGTTAATAACAACCTTCCAGTCCTTAACACTGTTTTGGATATTTACAAGATAGTGATAACCTGGCTTACCGTAAGGAGTACCATCACCATCACTCTTGAAGTATCCACCGTTGATTTCAACCTCAGCATGTTCACCGCTTAGATAAACACATGTGTTAGGTTCATTGTTCTTGTCGGTTTCCGCATAGAAGTAACCACCGTTAATAACAGCCTTGCCGCCAAATATCCATAAACAAAGTTCACTTGCTCCGTGACCGCCAGCATCAATTACTGGATATTCATTACAACCGTTAACAGTTAATAGACCACCCTGTTCAACAAGAACTACTGCAGTTGTCTTTGAATCGCTCGCTTCGTTAACAATACTACCCTTACCAGTAATAGTTAATGTGGCACCAGATTTAACGTCAAAAGCATATTGTTGGCCAGCAGGACTTGTTAATACTTTATCATTCAAATTGATTTTTACATTCTTCATAATTGTTACAATCTTTTTAAATTAAATTATTATTCTGAAACTACTACTGTACCATCCAATGTAGCATCACTCTGGATTAATGCTGTACCACCGTTTGTTGCAACGTTAGATAATTGGGAATTAACGATAACGTCTTGTTCACCTTCGTCATATTCTTCCAAGTCATCACCCATAATGATATGAGTAGGATCACTTTCCAATGCGTCTACGCGTGCGTCAAGACCACCAATCTTGTCATCTAATTCAGCATCACCAGCCTGACGTGCAGCAATCTCAGCAGCCAACGCTTCTTTCAATTGAGCGAACTGTGATTCATCACCAAGGTCAACCCACTTAACACCGTTAGATGCATATTCGGCCTTGTCGATCATATAAATGTCACCAGTATTAGCACTAGATGCCTCTACTTCGGTACCATCCATTAATATAATGATAGTTTCACCACTAATTGCAGACGCAACGTCTACAAAGTGTAGAATACCAAGACTCTTAAGATCGGCAATTTGTTGCTCAAGATCACTTACTCTTTCTTCAACTTCGTCTGTTCTAGCAGAAAGAATTTCATCACCCTCGGCTCTTAATTCGCTTTCCTGATTGATGGCTTCAACTAGTTCTTCATCAGCCTCTTGACGTGCTGCGGCTTCTGCTTCAACCAAAGCCTTAAGTGCTTCAATTACTTCTGTTACAGTTTCACCTGATAAACCTTGAACGCCAGACCAAGTACCATCAGAATTAACCATGGAACCCATGGATTCAATAAGGTTATCTAACTTTGTTGATTCCATTTCGTCCTGGTTAACTTCACCATACTTACGTGTACCAAAGTATACTGCAGCAGGGATTGTTGTACCAGTGGCTTCTAGATCACGAACAAACCATAAATAGTTTTTCTTTGCGGCAGATGTCAATGAATCAAAATACGCTTTTGAGACTTGTCTAAAACCTAAAAAATTTGTTTCTGTTGCCATAATGTTTCTTTTTATAGTTATTTATTTTTTAATTATTTTTGATTTTTACATATTGTATAGTAATAAATACGAAAAGAAACTTAAAAAAATGTTACTTTTTACCGAAAAAAAAACTATTTATTTATAAAAAGATTTATAAAATAATATGAAAAGAAGCGAATTGAAAAACATGATACGCGAAAGCGTTCAACGTCATTTTAAACGACTAAACGAAAATATCGACGATATGTATAATAAACAACAATTCGAAGACGTAATTTCTGAAGTCGAATCAAAAGCACAACAATATGAACGCTATGCACAACAATTACGATACGGTATTAAAAATATAACTAGCCTGGTTAATGAAGTAGCAGAAGAAATAAATAACGTGTTCGGTACTAATATCAACGTACAAAACTTTACTAACTTCTCATTGGATTCAGACGTTTTTGAATTTGTTACATATATTCCAGTACAAAACTTTATTCAAGGCTGTAAAAATAATCAATCAGTAATGGAGGATGTAAAATTCCAAGTTGAAGACGGAGAATATCCACAAGTTACAGACGAACTTATTCTAAAAACTGGACTATATGGCGGATGGGATAATATGTTCTACTTCAACCCAGAAGATAAAAATAATAAAGTCTCATTCTCACCAAGACTAAACCAAGCAAACCCTGAAATGATAGAATGTAACATCGAAATTTTAAACGCATTCTCTACATGGGATTAATAATAAAATAAACAATATATACAATTATGAAAATTACAGAATCTAAACTAAGAGAAATCGTTAGAAACGTGTTAAAAGAATCTGTTTTTGAAGCAGAAAACGGAGGATGGACTGTTGATACAACAGAAGCACAGGAAGCATACGAACTTGCAGCACAAGAATTAGGTGAAGATGAAATCAATAAGGCAATCGTAAGATGCCTCGGTGATGCTGCATTAGCAGAATGCCTTGCATACGTTTTTAGAATGTATGACTTTAGACAATGGCAAAGCAGACATTAATACATATTAATTTATAAAAGCGTTCGGTTTCGGACGCTTTTTTTATGTCTATTCATTTTTGAAAATATTGAAAATTTTCTGGGAAAAAATTTTTTGAAAATGCCTTTTTTAAAATGAAGGGGTACCCCCTGTGGAAAAATAACGGAAATTTCCGCATAAGACAAGGGTCAGTTTCAAATGATCCAAAAAGTGGGGTAAATTTCATGGAAGCAATAGCCCCCCGTCATATAGAGACGAGTGGGGAGCGGTAACATAGGGGGGACGTTACGTAGGGGGGATAGGTGGGGGTACTCCCTCCACCCAATACGTAGGGAGGGGTAAACCCTTGAAGATGAGTCAAAACTGTACATCTCTTATATGCAAATATAAAATATCCAGTTAATTCTGAGACCACGAGAGTGAAAAGGAAATCATACTCTCGCATCATTCTTTCTCGAAGTTTTTGTTTTATTTGCATATAAACAGCGACGCTTCCATCTTCTATCTTCCATCACAGCCTCTGTGACATTTTGTCATTAGTCTGTCATTTTGTCAGTCAGTTTACTTTGGCACACTTTTTGTATATAGTATATAGAACGTGCAGGAACGTTTCACTCTCGCACATTGCTTTATAAAAAAAAAGCAGTACCTTTGCACTGAAATTGAGGGGAACACCTAACGTTTCAAGCGAACATTGTCAAACTTAAAAGTGGTGGCAACACTTAAAATTCAGCACCTGCGTATGAATAGCAACACTATTCTCTCGACCCTCGTAATCCGCGTGCTTAACTTTGTTAAGGCTATCGTTGGTTGTCAATGGGCAACAATCGCCTACACTGCTGACTGCGGCTTTCCCAAGAAATCGGGACTTGACAACGTGAAGAAATTCGTGGTAATTAAGAGCGCACACCTTAATTACGATTATGGGGCAGCAGTAGCGCGAAGAGCGGAAAAAGAAACGGGACACCCCGTAACTTTCACACCGCAACCGCGCAAATGGGGGCAAGTGTTGCAGGGGTATGAAAATAAGATACTTGAACACAAGGGCAAGCATTATCTCATTTTCTTCGTGGAAAAGGGCACAACCAAGACCGAAGTGACCTACATGGAAAACGGACAACCCTGCAACGCACAACGGCTCGCGGAAATCCAAGCCTATCTCGCGACCAAGAGTGCACCCAAGTTGGTGGGAACGCAAGCGGCAGTTGGACTGACCGACAAGCAAGTGGAAGAACGAACCCTCGCGGTTGAGAACATTCACTACATTACCGCGAACGGACAAACTCTCACTCTCTCCCCGACACCTCTCCAAGAGGTCGGCTAACCAAAAAGCCACACCGCAAGGTGTGGTTTTTTTTTTTGTACCCAGACCCAGCATCTGGATGTACAGGAGGCACGTCATATATGCAAATATAATTTTTCCCGTGAAATCTGAACCCGCGAGAGTGACTTACTCTCGCATGGTGAAAAGTCGCTCAAAATGTTTTATTTGCATATAAAATTGGATACTGTACGCCGTCATCTTCCTCCTCGTCGGTAAAATCACTCTCGCACCTTAATATGTAAATAAAAAGCAGTACCTTTGCATAGAAATTAAAAGAAAGGGCTAATATGAGTACACAAGCATTAAACTTTATCAATTTGTATCGTGGTCAAGACCCGAACAAAGTTTTCGCACAACTGAATATGCAAGGTCATTCGGTTGTAAACGAACTGAAAGAGCATTTCAAAACTAACGATTTGGTTGAATTAACTGAAATCATTTCTAAAATGTAAAGTTATGTTGAAAGTACAAGTAAATAAACGCACAACGTTATACGTAACGTTAACTGAGGACACCAAGCCAAACAAAGGTGGTTACTTTTGCCAAGTGTTTGCAGACCCCGAACTGCAATGTGAAATGGAAAGTTTCACGATTGAAAATTCAGTACTTCGTGGTGCTGACAATCCAATCAACCGAGCAAAGGTGGTGGCAAATAGCAGAGTGAAAGCAATGTATGAGTAGTCCTCAAATGAGTACATAAACATTTTACTCTCGCGCTTTAATAATTAAAATAAAAGCAGTAATTTTGCAACGAAATTAAAAAACAAATAATTAACAATTAAAAAACAAACATTATGAAAAAACAAGTTAAGTCTAACAATGGTTTCATCAAGTCTCTCGTAGTAATTGCAGTCATCATCGCAGGCGTTATCGGATTTGCGAGTTGGACGAGCAGCAACGTTATCAAGACGGACGAGCAGAAAGCAGTCGAGCACTACATGAACACGGACACGGAGTTGTATCTCACAGCGGTCGCAACCCAGGTCGGGAAAATCACAACCACGTACGAAATGACGAGTTGGCAAGCCAAGCCAGTTGACGTGATACACGAGTTCGACCTGCAAAACGAGTACATGAAACGGCTTGATGCGGAGTACGCAATGGAGTGCGGTTTGGAAACGCTGAATAACCCCCAAATCTACGTTTACAAATTTACCGAGACTTTCACGCGGAAATTCCTGCTGACCAAAGACGAAATCAAGGAAGATAAGGTTTGCTACGCATACGTAACCACTAACGGCAAAGTCTTGTATGTCGACAAGAACATGGGCAAGCGGTATCACCGATTGAGCGCAGATGAATTGCGGTCGCGGCTCTAACAAACAATTCCCCACGTGCTCACCCGAAAGGGTGGGCATTTTTTTTTATGTGTATAGTTTGGATCGTGAAATCATCACCGAGATGAAGGATCCAGTACATCTCTATATGCAAATATAATTTTTCCCGTTAAATGTTGGAGTGCGAGAGTAAGTCACTCTCGCACACGCATATATTATTAAAATGTATTACCTTTGCAGTACCAAATAAGAAAGAGTATGAATAGTGAACAACAAAAAGTAATTAACATTTCAAATCAATGTGACGGAATACGTAAGTTGAAAGAAATGGGTTATTGCGTAACTCTTGACGGAAGAGTTTATGATAAGCAGGGTCGATATATTGTGAATTTGTAAATTCACTCTCGCACCATGCTAATTAAAATAAAAGCATTACCTTTGCAGTACGAAATTGAAAAAATAACATTTATGAAAAGTAACAAGCCACCGCCCCGATGAGGGTATAATTATTAGTATTGAGAGATTATAGCGCCGTTTGTTTAACTTAAATGAGTGTAATAGTATGAAAATTCGAGCAGACACCAATTAAAAAATAGTAGTTTTATCGGAATATATTATAAGAGTTAGTGTAGAACCTTTTAAATTTGTGTGGTATGGAAAAGAAGATACCCCGAAATCGTTCCTCGACCATATAAGGGGGAATGCCAAGCCGATATATTTTAAGACAATAATTTAATAAGAGAATAATAATAATGAAAAGAAAAATCGCCGCCCCGCTACCATGCACGCGTTAGGTTTTCGCCCCGCCGATTATGGCGGGGTTTTTTTATGTCCACAAGACCGAAGTCCTGGAAGGCCCGTATCCTTATATCTGCAAATATAAAATATTCAGTGACTTGTGAACCCATGAGAGTGACTTACTCTCGCAACTCCTTGAGTCGTAAAAAATGTTTTATTTGCATATATATCACACAGCCAGTACAGAGCCTCGTACAGGTAAGTCTGGGTTTCACTCTCGCACACTAATATATAAGAAAAAAGCAGTACCTTTGTGCACGAAATTAAAAAAGAAGAATATGGCAACAACTATCATCAACAAAACGGAGTTTATTATTCCGACACCGAAAGGGGAATTGCACATTAGTGCTTACACCACATCAAGTCGTTACTACTTTCGTGAGATTGCAGAGTGCAACGGAAAGCGTGGAGTGTACAAATACGATAATCGCCCTTGGCAAAATTTCCGCTATGACGTTGCCCTGCAAAAATTGGGTGCTGCTTTTGGCAAAAAGGTTAGTGCTGCTATCGAAGAATGGAAAGCAAACAAAGTTGCAGCAGAGCATGCAGAGAGCGAGAGATTTCTTGCAAGATTTCGTGCCGCCCACGCACAACTCAATGAGGGACAAAAAAAGTCCTTGGAGAATGTTGAGGTTCACACCGAAGAACAAGCAAATGCGCTTATGGCAATAGTTCAGTTCGGTGCAATTCTCAACCAACTTTGACAAAGTAAAGACAATGTTCATATATTAAATGGGTTAAACAATGGAATGACCTGCTCGTGAGAGTAGGTCATTTTTTTTTTGTACCCGACGAGGAGGAAGAAGACGACGCTTCAGGAAGTTATATATGCAAATATAACATATCCGCTGTATTCTGAACCCGCGAGAGTAAGTCACTCTCGCACACGCATATTAAATAAAAAAGCAGTACCTTTGCATAGAAATTGAAAAGAAAGATAAGTATGACAAAGAAAAAGAAAAGTTTCGTATTGTTCGACAACTACGATGTTGAAGAAGAAGATTATGAAAATCAAGATATTCTCTTGCGCGATGCTATTGACGAGATTAAAGAAAGCGCAGGCTCAGGGAAATGGATTGCAGGTGGAATGATTGGCAGGTGGGACGGACGCAGGAAAGGTTATGCGATGTTCGACAATTTTGACAAAATGTTTCAGTCAATCACGAAAGATTGTGACTATGTCAAAATCGAAATGGAGAATGGCAAATTGATGATTACCGCTACGCACCACGATGGCACCAACTGCTTGACCTGCAAATTGGTTACTGACAAGGGTCACATTGTCTATGACAATTGGAACTATGGCTATTCCTCGCTTAACGGATTGGGCGAATATGAGGTGCTCGAAAAAATCTTCAACAACAACTTGTTCTCGCGGAACGTGCCGCTTGTGGCTTAAAAACACTTGGGTAGCAAATTCCCCTGCTCTTCGGAGTGGGGGATTGCTGTATGTATATAGGACTCGAATGAGTACAAGACTTTCACTCTCGCACCACAAGTTCTCGAAGTTTTTGTTTTATTTGCATATACGATCGTCACCAGGATGTCGTCCTTCATAGTAAAGTCTCCAGGATATTGTTTTTCATTTGGCACGATATTTGCGTATATATAATATGGGGGTTGGATTACCAATTCACTCTCGCACCCGAACAATTAAAATAAAAGCAGTACCTTTGCACCACGAAAATGAAAAAAGGACTTGACATAGAGATTGTTAAGGCGGCAGGAAAGGCTCGCAGAGAGGAAGAGATAAAATTGCATGGCAAACAAATCTTTTTCACTATGGGTAAGATTTCCGAAAATAAAAAAACTTATAATAGAAAGAAAAAACATAAAAAGGAAGATTATGATTAAAATCAATATCAATAGTACTAACGAAAATAAAACTCGTTATCAAGTAAACGGCTTGTATAAGCAGGCAGGAAAAGATTACAAATGTCAGTTGATTGTCTATGCTGACGATGAAAAACAAGCAAAAGTTTTGTGCGAGAACTTTACGGAGGTTCAGCCGATTAAGTTGGACTATCGCACATTGGGAAAAAGCAAAAATTAAAAACAATGTTCATATAGTTAAGGTTTAGGTGAAACAATGGAGTGACTTGCTCGTGAGAGTAGGTCACTTTTTTTTGTACTCAGACCAAGCCTCAAGCCTCCTGAGTACCAGATAATAGTTTATATCTGCAAATATAAAATATCCAGTGACTTATGAACCCGCGAGAGTGTTTTACTCTCGCACCTCAACATGTGTGAAAAAATGTTTTATTTGCATATAATGTACGCCGTCATCTTCCTCCTCGTCGGTAAAATCACTCTCGCACCCTAACATATAAGAAAAAAGCAGTACCTTTGCACCGAAAATGAAATAGTTCATTTTCATAACCTCTTAATTATATGAATATGGAGACAGAGTTCACCAACACAATCTTCGGAATTTCGTTCCCCGACAAAGACCTTAAAAAGGTTGAAGATGATTTCGAACTTGAAAGGTCAATGGATGCCTACGATGATGTAGAAATCTATATATCCAAAAACGTGTACAAACACGATGAGGATGATGATTTCAACTTTTCATACCGATATGCTATAGAGGCGTATTATTCCGAAGAGGAAAATAAAACATACTACACGTTATACTTAATTCCTGAGTTTGCTTCTTTAAGCGACAAGAAAAAGAAAAGTATCATTGATTTTGTTGGAGACGAAAATGTTCAAATAAGTGATGTGTTTGATTTCGGAATGCCTCTCGTTTTTGGGCGAACCGAAAAAGACGGTGAATATGACAAACATATAATGGACTTAATTTCGTCCGTTGTCTCCACAATCGACCGTTTTATTGGTTTTTATCTTGACAAACCACAAAATCGCATTGGTACTGACGGCTGGCTTATGCTTGACGAATACCTCCACGATGTCGATAGTCTCAAAGCGACTTTAGAGAAATACAAGTAGTTCATTCATGTGCGTGGCGCGGCCTTTGGGTCGCGCTTTTTTTATGTCCACAAGACTGAAGTACTGGAAGGCCCGTATCCTATTATATGCAAATATAAAATTTCCGCTGTATTCTGAGACCACGAGAGTGAATTGCTCTCGCACCTGCGGTTCTCGAAAAAAATGTTTTATTTGCATATAGAAACTGGATACAGATGTTCAGGAGGGCTGTGAATTAGTCTGTTTCACTCTCGCATATCAATAATTAAAATAAAAATAGTAATTTTGTATTCGAAAATGAGATAGTTCATTTTCACAACTTAAAACAACACGCTTATGAGTGAAGAGAAAATCATCACAATGCCGAGCAATGAGAACCACAAAGAGGGTACACGCAGGTTGCACGCGTTTCTCACAAATGAGGTCAGCAAGTCCAAACTTGCAGAGTTCGTAGGGTGGGAGAAAAAAGACCTTGACAAAATCAGTCACGCGGATTTGGTTATCTTGGCGTTCTTGCGTAAAACCCCGCAGGACATGATAGACAACTTTGAAATCCCCAACGTGCGAGTTTGCACAAAGTGTGGAGAACCAATGGTTGTCGGTGTCTATGCAGACGGAAATTATTTCTGCTCGGACGAATGTTTGGACAAGGGTCTGGGTATTGACAAATACTTGGAACTTTCCGATGACGAGGACGGAGAAATCGAGACCGAATACTATTACACCGAATGGGAGTAAGTCATAGGACTCGAATGAGTATAATGCTCACCCGAAAGGGTGGGCATTTTTTGTTTTACTCTCGCACCCCGTGAAGTCGTAAATAATGTTTTATTTGCATATATGATCGTCACCAGGAAGCAACAGGATGCTGCCATTTTGTCAGTCAGTCTGCCACTTTGTCAGTCAGTTTAGTTTGGCACGGTTTTTGCATTGTAAATAAATAGATTGCAAGAGCCGTTTCACTCTCGCGTCTTAATATATAAATAAAAAGTAGTACCTTTGTACCGAAATTAAAAACAACAACATTATGAAAAGAGATTTTATTTATGGAATTGTTTGTGTAGCATTGGTCTTTATTGGCGCGGTGTTATTCACTTATGGCTACAACCTGATACCCGTAGCGATTGAGACTGAAAGTCTTTGGATTGAAGCCGCTTCGTTTGGTCTTTTTATGGGCGGTGCAATACTGGGTCTTGGTGCTCTTGTGGCACTTCTGTCATTCATTTTTGAAGATGTAATTCAAAACGTAGAATAATATGAAAGGAATTTATTTTATCGAAAATACGGTGGACGAATGGCACACCCGAATTGCGGGCTATTTTTTGTCCCTTGAAGAAGCAAAAGAAGCATTAAAAGAGTGTTCCGATTGGTATCGTTCAAAAGGAACTGGAACAATTTATTTCAAAGAGTTCGGTTTGGGTAAAACAACAAAAAAAGTGTACCAAGTATGAAAACAATCACTTGCAAAATTGATAACATCACAGTTAAGTTAGTGAATGTTAGAGAAGTGTACGGACATGACGATAGTCTGCCGTTTAACGCTGAACTTTGCATTCACAATCCAGAGTGGTGCAACAAACTAACATTTGTTGGCCGCGCGTGGAATGACGGTTGGGGTGGCGATAGTGTAATTGACACAACCACGAAATCTCAACGTGAACTTGTGGACAAACTCGACAACTACTTGAAAGAGAACTACCAAAATTCATTTGGTAAATACAAGTGGAATATAAACCTTTTATATTTGGTTGATTGTCTTGCTAATTACGCTTTGGGTGGTTACAAGAAAATCAAGATTACCGATTTTGAGGGTGTAGTAAAAAAAGAAGTAAAAAAACGTAAGGAAAGTTCTTATGATGTTTATCGTACTGAAATAATAGAAGAAGAAGAAAACTACTACACGGATGGGTTGTAGGACATAGGACTCGAATGAGTACAATTCACTCTCGCATTCCTTTATATTAAATAATTGTATTACCTTTGCAATACAAAATCAAGACAACTATGGCAAACGAACTTTGGAGTGCAAAAACCCGCAGCACAAAATGGGTGTTAAATCATCTTTCGAAAAAAGACTTGAAAGCGTTGAAAGAACATATCAAGCAAATCAATTTGATTGCAAAGAAAAGTGGTTTGTGGGATTTCCAGCGCACAGGTTTTTTCAAACAAACTTATAAAATGGAAGATGACTTGTTGCAAGCAATAGACGCTAATGTCTATGAAAAAAGCATTGAAAAATCATTAGGGCATAAATTATAAAACGATTATGAAAAAAGTATTGTTATTTATTGGTTTAATTATATTACCAATTTTTGGATATGCCTACAATCCATATCGGTATTATAGATATTATCCGACATATAGTCCAGTATTATCTGGTTATAATAGTACTTACATAAAAGATACTGATACTGCTAAAATACATTTCTTTGCTATGGGAATGGGAGCAGGCACATCAACAAGACAAAATCTAAATGGTTTTCAATGGGATTTCTTTTGTAAACTTAAAAGATTTGAAATGACGGGTGTAATCGGTAAGCAAAAACATAAATCTCACACTTGTGGTCATAGCGATTTGACTTGGTATTTAGGAATGGGCGGCTATGTTGCTGACATTAAATATTGGTCTTGTTCAATCGGTGGATTACTTGGTGCAGCAAACATTGATTTAGATAGACAAGTTTGTAGGTGGGGTGTTCATAGGCCAGACGAATTAAAATATTGTCCGTGCGTTGTTGAAGATAGTAAATCAAAATTTTCGGGCGGAATATATGTACGAAATATTGTTTGGCTAAACCCAAACTCCGATAGACATAAGCCAAGATGTGGTTTGTATAACACATTAGGTCTTTTATGTTATGAAGGGTTTTATTTTACCTTTGGTTTACTTATAGGTATGGACACTTAATATTAAAACGATTATGAAAAAAATTGTCATAAATAAAAAAAGCAAATTACCAAGAGGGTGCTATTGGTGCAAGCATTTGCATAAGTGTTCAAACAAGTTTCGAGTAGAAGTATGCGAGAAATTCGCTTATAGTGCAACCGCTAAATCAATTTAATAATTATGGAAGAACAAATTACAATTTCAATAGAGTGCGATAAAGGACATATCGCAGAAGAATTGCGTAAACTCGCTGACGCAGTAGAAGAAAGCAACGAGGAAATGAAACAATATGAAACCTACCATTGTGTAGCCGAGTTCAAATAATTATGAAAATTAAAGTAACTGACATTGATTGGGATACTGACGGATGTTATATTCCCGAACTACCGACCGAAACCGAGGTCGAGGTAAACTCCGAAGATGAGGTTGCCGATAAGTTGAGCGATGACTACGGCTTTCTTGTAAACTCGTTTAGTATTAACTAAAAATAAAAACGATTATGAAAAAATATCAAGTAAAATTTTATTACCACACCAACCTATCGGTTAACGTGGAAGCAGAGAACGAAAAAGAAGCCCTTAAAAAAGCCGAAGAAGAGGCGGGAAAGGAATGCTATATTCCGCAGATGATTGAGGGGCTACAAGAAGATAACTCCCCCGATGTGGAGGAATACGAAGAGTAATCCCGTGTTGTTTTTCGTATTTAGTTGTTGGAACGTCCATCCCAGGAGGGGTGGGCGTTTTTGTTTTACTCTCGCACATGCAGTTCTCAAGAAAAATGTTTTATTTGCATATAGAAATGATCGCCGTCTGTCAGGATCCTGACATTTTGTCATGTCATTTTCATTTGGCATGGTTTTTGCGTATATTATTATAGATGACGCAAGATGAATACACTCTCGCACACTGCAATGTCAAATAAATGTAGTAATTTTGCACTCGAAATTGAGACAACAACTATTAAAAGTGGCAGCAACACTATAAACTGAGTACCAAGAAATGGAGAACTACAAAGAGTATTCGTACAACGCATTCGTAGCACTTAAAGAGCAACAAAAAGAGAACGGCTTTGCTTTTTATCAGCCACACGAAAACGCGGCATTCTATGCTAACCGCTATGGTCAAGTGCTTACTTGGCGTTGCAGCAAGAGTGGTAACACTATAACTATTAAATCGGTCAAATACCCCATGCCGTCCGAACTTTCGGCTGACGATTACAAGTGGTTGCGCAGGATTGCCAAGCATAAGCATTGGCGTGGTGGTGTTCAAAAGATAGATTACTATCTCACACTTACTCCCGATGAGATTGACGCTCGTGGCATTGACCCTTATTTCTACGCATGGCTCGCGCAGTACCACTATAGCAAAAAGAGCGAGGTGGACTATACCGAGACCCACCAAACTATTCTCTCTCAAAAGGAATATGATGAGGTTGTCGATTTGTCCAAAACTCTTAATGGCGAATTTGACGATTTGCTTGAAAGTCGCCTGCTTGCAAAGGAGAACGGAGTAACAAGTGATGAGTTCATTCTCACTTGCATTAAAATCTCCCAAACAATGCGTGAAGAAGAACCGAACTTGGTTAAGGCATATCGCTTTGTTGATATGATTGTCGGGGACAAACTCGATGAGGGTAGTAAAGACGCGGTTGCTCGCGATATTATCGACCTTATTCAAGACGCAGTTGATAACTACAATTCGCCCGAAAACGAATAGTTGGTTAAGATTGTTTCCATATATGTGTGTTTGGATTGGCCTACCCGTGAGGGTGGGCCTTTCTTGTTTCACTCTCGCACCACGTGAAGTCGTAAATAATGTTTTATTTGCATATAGATTCGACTCCAGGATTTCCTCCTCATCCTAATTTTTACTTTGGCATGGTTTTTGTTTATATAATATAGAGGGTAAAATAATATCTCACTCTCGCACGTTTATATATAAATAAAAAGCAGTAATTTTGCAACATAAAATCAAAAAAGGAAACAATTATGACACGAATGACAATTGACATTGAGAATTGGAAACACATCAAAACCAAAGAGGTGTTGAAGATTGTCCAAAAGGGTCTTGCTGAATTGCAGAACCTACGAGACGAAGATTTTGACGGTGCAAAGCCGCTTGATGGTGCTCACTATAACGACTACGACAATAGTGGCGTAGAATTAATTTTTAAGTGGAAAAACAAATGAAAACGCACATCTATAAAGGCAATAAAATTGTCGAATATGCAAGTAACGATTTTACTGCGTATTATTTCGCTGACGAAGATATTCAGTCTAAATCTTTTGAAAGTTTAGAATTGGCTCAAAAATATCTCGACGATAACAACTATTCAATGGAATAATAACAACCAAAAATAAAAACGATTATGAAAGTAAACGGAATTGAAATCAATGGCCATTATTTCGCTTATGACGGTTGCCACAAAATCTACATTTGCGAAACGCCGAATGACATTCGAGACGCAATGGAAAATGGGTACGAGGTACACAGCATTGAAGAACTCCCTGACTATTGGGAAAAGTCTTGTCCCTTGCGTTTTATCAACTCTTGGGACTTGGAAGTGACCTATGTTGAACAATGTGAAAAAGCAAAGTTTGAAAAATAAATAAAACAATACGATGAATAAAAGTGAAATGAACGCGCTTATCGCTACTGCACGCGAAACACGTAACCAAATTAAAAATGCAATAAAAGAGTGCCTGCTCAAAATCGGAAAACCAGTCGAGTTTGATTGGGAAAACAACGGAGCACCGAGTTATGCAAGTGGGGCGTTTGACGAAGACCTTACTGACGTTTACATTACGAAAATTTGGCTCGGAAAGGGTGACCTCATTTTGGTCAATCTTTATGCTTACTACCTTGGTGATGAGCGCGAAGAGGTTGATTTAGCAGACGAGTGCTGCGTAGATTGGGAAGATATTCTCGACTACCTAATTAACGAACTTGATTAACAATTATGGAAAAGACTTATGTTTATGTGCTTTCTATTGAAAGCGTAACGCGTGGCGAGCCTAACGACTTGGTTATCGAGGTATTCGGTAGTGTAGAGCACGCAAAGGCAAGACTGGAAGAGGAATACAACAAAGACCTCAAAGAGTGGCAATCGTGGTGTGACCCAGACTATTTGGAGCACGAAATTTACGAAAGTAAAAAGCACGCTCAAATCAACGAATTGTACAATACGTGCAACAATCACGTTTTTTATTCAATCGAACAAAAAGAAATCCAGTAATATGAAAACTTATATCATTTCTATTTCATATTACAGCGAACCGAACTTTCGCGGTAATTGCAGCAAGTACTACTTTGTTAGTAAACGCGGCAATAAAGTAACGTACTCTGGTGTGGTAAACGCCAAACACTATCTCAACGTTGGCTCTGCTGAACGTATGGCTAAAACGCTGCGTAGGATTTTTCCTACTGCTGAAATCAAAGTTGAATATCGTATCTAAAACACAAAACTATGTACGCACCTATTAACAATATCTTGGCTGTCAAAGGAGAAATCAACCAAACAACTTTCGACACTATTAACCAACTCATTGATGCGGTGGAGACCCACGAAAGTAAACCTCGTATCAAAAAAGAGTATGACCACGATAAAGAAGTAAATTATTTCTTCTATGAGACCAACGGAGAACCTTTTGAAGAGTTAGCAAGACTTATCGAAAGAATGTTTTACCCCTGCGAGGTATATTTTGCGAGTGCCGACTATGACGGACATGCTTGGAAATACTGCAAGAAAATTGGCAAAGGAGAATACGAACGTAAATTGACTTGCATTGATAGTTTAGTACCCTCCGTTTTCAAAGAGTTTGTAGAAATCGAAAATTGATTAAAGTCCCTGCCGAAAGGTAGGGATTTTTTTTTGTATCTGTTTCTGGTACATCGGGCTGGATACAGAAGCCCGTATATATGCAAAAATAATTTTTTTCACGAGTTAAAAGAGTGCGAGAGTGTTTTACAGTTTGGCATAGTATTTGTAAGTAATATGTAGAGGGTGCAATGAACAATTCACTCTCGCATGGTATTATATTATAAAAATGTATTACCTTTGCACCAGAAATTAAAAACAACAACATTATGGGAAAAGTAGGTATTATTATAAACGAAACGAATAGTATTCCTTTTGCTACGTTTCGAACCCAAAAAGAGGTTAGTGAAAAAGAGTTTAATGAACTTTATTCCGAGTGGTTAAATGGGTATCTCAAAGAAAATGGTTACACTTATAACCCATACTATTTTTCAATCACAACCGAAGAACAATTAACCAAACGTGAAAAAAGATTAAAAAAAATAGTTATTAACAATTAAAAAATATACAATTATGGGAAAACGAGTTCATGTAGTAAGTAAACAAGTAGAATACGGCAATACCGAGGCTTTCAATTGGAAAGGCGAAGAGTTCAAATGTTTGCTCCGTAATTGTGGCGCAAATGCTTGCGGAGAAGACTATTCGGACAATTTCGATTTACCTGTCGGGGATTACGAACGTTCTTTGACCATTCTCAAACGAATGAAAGAGAACCCCGATTTAACCAACGATGACTTGGCTGATTTGAAAGTCGAGACTGAGGACGGACAAAACAATTTTGACCCCGACTTGATTGACATCAATGACATCAAAGAAAGCATTAAAATTCTCGATTACACTATCGAAGAACTTATAGAAATTCTCGAAAATTTCTACGAGGAACGTGACAAAGATAATGATTGGATTGAATTTTCCGCTTGGTAATTCAGTTTGGCACGCTTTTTGTAATAATTAAAATAGTAATTAACAATAAAAAAATACAACTATGGGCTACACACATTATTGGCGTTTTAAGAGGGCAATCAAAAACATTCCCTTTGGCGTAGAAAACTTTAAGGTCGCGTCTGACCTTTTCAAACAAGGTTTGAAAAAAATGCGCAACGTGAAATTGGGCAACGGCATTGGCGAAGACAAACCAATCATTACTGATGATTGCATTTGTTTCAACGGCTACGGAGAGGACAACTATGAAACTTTCCACGTTGCGGCAAATATGGATTTTGAGGATTTGAAATTCAATTTCTGCAAGACTGCCCGCCACAAATATGACCCCGCAGTTTGTTTGGCTCTGCTCATTCTCAAATACATCTATGAAGATGACATTGAAATCTCCAGCGACGGAGATATGGAGAGGGATGAAGAGGGCTGGAAACGCGCTAAAAAAGTGTTCAACCAAATAATGGAGGACGAAGACGCTTATGTACGCTTGGGAAATGGAAAAAGCGAGGGTTGACCTCCACAAATTAGGGTGCATACCTGCAACGTTTTTTAACGGACACTGGTCGTGCTTATACGGAACTCACGGACTTGAGGCTAAAAAGCACAACTATTATACCAAAAGAGGGGCTTTTGTTTCGGTCTATGACATTTATTGTAACGGAGTATATGAAACTACTTTCCGAACCAAGAAAGTCGCCCTGGGCTACCTTGAAAGCCGTGAGAACGGATTTAAGTAAAAAGAAAAGGAAATGGAAAAAGCGAGGATTGACATCCACAAACTTGGGTATATACCAGCCAAGTTTTTTAACGGACACTGGTTTATTGTAACGGAGTATATGAAACTACTTTCCGAACCAAGAAAGAAAAGGAAAAAGAAAAGGCATAGTACTCGAATGAGTACATTGTTTTCATAGTCGTGTTGTTTTTGTGGCACCTCACTCTTCGGAGTGGGGTGCTTTTGTTTTACTCTCGCACATCCTGAAGTCAAAAAAAATGTTTTATTTGCATATAGATTCGACTCCAGGATTTCCTCCTCATCCTAATTTTTCATTTGGCATGGTTTTTGTGTATATTATTATAGAAGGTCATTTGATATTTTACTCTCGCGCTCTGCAAATTAAAATAATTTTTGTACCTTTGCACTCGAAATTAAAAACAAAAACGATTATGATGAACAACGAACAAATCTGCAAAGAAATTGAACGCAGAATGGAAATTCAAAAGTCGCTGCATTTGTGGCACACTTACGGAGAATTGGCTAATTTATTGTACACTATAAAAAGTAACTAATATGACTTTCAAAGAAGCAAAAAAGAAAGAGGGAACTCTTATCAAAAGTCTTGATGAATTGAAAGACTTGTTGAGTGGTGAGACCGCCTGCGAAACCGCTAATTGCAGCGTACTGATAAATGGTGGATTCAAGTCTTGGAAACAAATCTCGACTGACGGAAATGGTCGGTGGTGGGTAAACAACGAAATTGACGAAACCGAAATCGAGGTTGAAAGCGATGAGGCGTTTATGAAAACGACTGTCGGAACTGCAATCAAACAACACGCACTCGTGTTTGAATGGTTTTAGGTTGTTAGTCATCATATTGTGGAGACGTAGCCTTTGGGCTGCGTCTCTTTTTTGTATCCGATCCTGTACTGAAGTACGGGATCCAAAACGTCTATATATGCAAAAATAATTTTTCCAGTTACTTCTGAACTTGCGAGAGTGATTTTCATTTGGCACGGTTTTTGCGTATAATATAATAGAAAGGGTGAGACAAATTTACTCTCGCACTCTTCAGTTTGAATTATATTTTGTAATTTTGTATTGTTAAAATAAAGAAGAATATGCAAAGAAAGTATCAAGACCTCGCTGAAAAAGGCGAAATTAGTGTTGGTAAATGTTTGGAAATAATCCGTGATGAAATCGCTAAATGCGAAAACGGATACCTGCGAGTTGGTAACACGTTTCTATTCAACGAAGACAATGTTATTATGTTGTCTATTGGTGGCGGTCAATACGTGGAATTGTTTAGCGAGGACGGCTATACCACGCTGGACGATATAGCACATTGGGCGGACATAGTAGAGGACGTAAGGAATTGCTATGCGGCTGGTAACGAAAAATATAGTGTTGTGTGGAACGTGAAATAGTTTGGCACGCTTTTTGTAGAATATAATTAGTAACAAACAAAAACAAAACGAATATGAATAAAGAACAAATTTTGGCTCTTGTAAAAAGTCTTGCGCTGTCACAAGGGTTTTATGGCCGACTTCTTGAAAGTCTGAACGAGAATCCAGAATATCTTCAATTTCTCGAAGATATGAACTTCAAGGACTCAATTGAGTTTATTATGTACATAGAGGGTTGATTATGTGGACACTTGAAGAAATCCTGCAGGAGTATTTCAAATGCTCCAAGCCTTTTAGAAAGGACGGCAGTTTTACCTACCGAGGTGCTAAGGCTTACAATAAACTTGTTGGTCTGGTATACGCTCTGGGAACATTCACCAGTGTTGATTCTGAAAAAGTTGTGCGACAACTTGACGAAATTAGTGACATTGACAAATAGTTTGGCACGGTATTTGTAGAATATAATTAGTAATAAAAATAACAATTATGGAAGAAGATTTGATTACTTGGGTACATATCTACCGAGAAAAAATAACAAAAGATGTCTCTAATGACATTGCGACACATTTTGTCATACCTTATGGTAAGACCGAAACTAATATGGAAAAGAAAACATACACTTCAACGTATGAACTTGAAATTCCATTTAGTTTTACACCTAAGGACGGAAAAGATGTTCGTGTGAAGAAACTCGTAGTAACGGGTAAACTTGCAACATTCAACAAGGGCACTCGGTTTGAACATACCGAAAAACGCACGAAAGTGCTTACTATATACGATACCAACGGAAACGAAGTATCTCTCGAAAATTTCCAAGACGTTGATGAAATGTTTTTATTTCTCGACGTTCTTGATAACGATATTTTTTATAACAAATAAATAAAAACAATTATGGGACAAAGAACTGCAACACTCGTTTGTTATATTGACAAAGAGGGTAAAAAACACAATCACGTTTACTATCACCAATGGGGTATAGGTCGCCTGCAAATTTTTGCAATAATGGGCAACTTTTTTCTCCAACTTGGGGAAGACAAGTTTGACTTGTCAGGTAGTCAAAGAATGTCTCTCGAAGACGAAAGTCTGCGTACTTATAACAAAATCGACGTTAAAGATTTGGATTTCACCAACATCAACGATGTCAAAAAGGTCTATGACTGCATGGACAATAACAACGGCGGCATTGTTGTAGTCTGGGATGACAAAAACAACAAGAGATACGTTGGTTACATCCTCGGACCTGAAGAGGTGTACAAGACATCCGAAAAACCATACACTCGCTTTGTCTCGTTCCGAACTTGGAGAAATCGAGACTGTGCAAATAGATTTTTGGACAAGAACTTTGTTCAGATGTACCAGGGCTTCCTCAAATATTTTGGATTTAAAGAACTAACAGGACATGTTGACACAACTCGAAACCGAAACGTGCGTTGCACTGAAGAGAGCCGCGCTTAAAATCGCGAACGAAAACATTGATTGGGAAGAAAGACGATACGAACTCGTAAAATCCGTACTCCCAGCAGTAGTCACAACTTATCACAAAGATTTGACTGACGAGCAAATCGCATGTGGGGCTGTACGTTTTGCTGACGAAGTTATCAAAGCACTTCGTAAGACCGTATAATTAGGACTCGATTGAGTACAATTATTCTTGCATACCCAACCAAAAAAGGTTGGGTATTTTTATGCCCGATCCTGAAGTACTGGATCCAGATCATTTTAGGACTATATGCAAAAATAAAAAAATCCTGAACTTCTGAACTCGCGAGAGTGACATGACAAAATGACATACTGACTGACAAAATGACAGTTTTATAGTTTGGCACGGTATTTGTATATTATAATACGTAATTAAATATAATAAGAATTGAGATTTCACTCTCGCATACTTTAATTTGAATTATATTTATTACCTTTGCAGTCGAAATTAAAAAACGAATTTATTCATTCAGCCCTACTCTCATCACGGTTAAGAGACTTATATATGGCAGATACAATGCTCTCATTCAGTAACAACAACCTCGCTGGTATGTTCCTCACCAAAGATGACCTTCGCGCAAAATGTGCTATGGCCTTCAAAACCTCCCCGACCAATCCTGCAGTAACTGGTCGCTATGTACAGGCCAACACCGAAACGGTCATTGATGACCTTGGTAAACTCGGCTGGTATCCTGTGGACGCAAAGCAGTGCCGTCCGAAGAAAAACTCCGCTGGCATCCGTTCCTTCCACATGGTTGCCTTCCAAAATCCCAACGTGTCCATTATCAAGGACAACGGCACAGGCGAAGTGGAGTGCTACCCTCGTATCATCCTGACAAACAGCCACGACGGTTTCAACTCCTTCAAATTCATGGTCGGTCTCTTCCGCCTCGTTTGCTCCAACGGACTCGTAATCGCCACGGACAAAATGGTAGACCTGTCCATCCGCCACATCAACTATTCCTTCGAGGAACTGCGCAAACAGGTTGCCGTAGCCATTGAGCAAGTTGAGATTCAGGCGGGTATCATGTCCGACATGAATAAGGTACGCCTGAATGACGCACAAAAGCGTGAACTCGCTGAGGCTGCAATCCGCATCCGTAAGGGCATCCCTGAGGGTGAAAAGTACCAAATCTCCGATGACAGCATTGCAGAATTGCTTTCGCCCAAGCGCAAGGAAGACAACGGCTCTTCGCTCTGGAACGTGTTCAATGTCATCCAAGAGAACATGATGAAGGGTGCGTATTCCATCACCAACGCCAACGGGAAAACCCGTAAGCAGCGTCCCATCACCAGCGTGGTCAAGAGCCTTGACATCAACAAGGAACTCTTCCGCAGCGCAGCCCGATACCTTGAGGCGGCATAAGGTATCATTCCGCCGAGTATTACGGCCACGTCCCCACCGAAAGGTGGGGATTTTTTTGTATCCTGTAGTCTGAAGCACTGGATCCTGAATCCTTATATATGCAAATATAACATTCCTGGTGACTTCAGAGACTGCGAGAGTAATTCACTCTCATACCTGTCCATTTAATTTTTTTTTGTATTTTTGCATATAGATTCGACTCCAGATGGATCCAGGATTTTCATTTGGCATGGTTTTTGCGTATAATATAATAGAGGGGTGAAATGGACAACTCACTCTCGCATATGACAATATAAATTTTAATTATTAACTTTGTCCACTAAAATAAAAAAATACGATTATGAGCAAGATTAGTATCATTACTTTCAAAGACATTGAAGAGGCTGTTTTTACTGCCCGCACAGCCATGGTTGGCTACATCCAGTGTGCAATCAATAAAAGCGAAGATAAAACGCTTGAAATCAAACTTAAAAAGACTGAAGAGCCTTTCAGGTTTGAAGCACCTGACGGGACGCAATATATTGCTAAAACTATTGTGCTGAAGCATAACGGAAGCGCACATGTTGTGAAATACAGCAACAAATTTTACAACGTTCTGTGGGATATCAATGAACTGTCGTGCAATGAACTATTCACCCTGTGCTCGATACTGGACAAATTCATGGGTGATGAAGTGGGACAGGTAGATGACAACACAATCGACATTGAATGTGAAATTGTAAAATAAAAATAAAAATGAAATATGGAGTAATGACAGCACCAGGTAGATTCATTGCCTGGTGCGATGAGAAGTGGTATGAAACCACTAAAGATGATTTCAGACCGTTTACCCTGGAAGAGGCACTGGCTTGCATCAAGCGCCTTGTAGAACATTTCCAGTACCATGTAACTCTTATCTCTGATGAGGGTGAACAGGCGTATGCATTTGGAAAGCCTGTGACAGAAAATGTCGCAATGGATTTATCACTTGATTTGGAAAAAGGTGATTTCCGTCTGATGTAGGACTCGAATGAGTACAACTTTGGCACAGTATTTGTATTAATAAAACAAAAACAAAACAATTATGACTCAAACTATCACCATTGATCCTTATAATAAGGAACACGTAATTACGTACGTAGACGGTACCACCAGGACCGCACGACTGTTTAAGGGTGTACTGTACAATCCTGAATTGATCTGTGAATATAAGCCCAGGTCCAGACGACGTGGATATCCACTGGATCTGACAAATGTTGTCACAATCAAACCTAAGGAAAAACAAATAAACAAGGCTAAAAAAGCCCGTAGATTCCTGGTGAAGGTTTCTTCTATTCTAGAAAAATCTGGCCTCTGGGAGGACCTGAAGCATGATTTCAGGGCTTTGATTCTGTTGGATGATGATACACTGGAAAGGTGTATCTACGGTCCTATGTCTGAAGACGAACGTACAAAACTTGCCAAGGAACTGAAACTTCATTACAGCAACCCTGACATTGGTTTTGATAATCTTGCGGGTACCATTGACAAAGGTATTAAGACTATCAATTATAATAAAGATTGTAGTTATGAGGCTGAATTTAAAAAAGCAATTGAGAATCATGAAACATTAATGATATCCTGGCGTAAGGGCTATGACAATTCAGTGTCCTGCAAAACGTTCGACGATAATCATCATTACGCATGGTATTCTGAGGAATATAAAAACTGTGGTAACGGCCATTATTACCTGGCTATCGATGAGAAACACGCAATATTTTGCGAAGACGATTAATTAAAAATCAATATTATGAATAAAGAAAAATTAACAGAATATAAAATCTGGAAAGTAACGGTACATAATGAGGATAGTAGCGTTTTGATGTATGTTGCTGAATCAAAACTTGAAGCAATTGTGAAATATTATGAACACGTCAAAATGCTTAATGATCCTGAATATATCAACGTAAATGACGATTTTCATGTCGATTATGTTGGGTATGCATATGAATAGGACTCGATTGAGTACACTTTGGCACGGTATTTGTAGAGTATATTAATATGAAACCAGATTATTCAGATTGGCATAAATATTCTTATATACGTAGAGGCTGCACAGACTGTGACCCGATAGTTGCAATGGTAGATAAGGACGGATTCATCCACGAGGGTGCATTCGACACTAATAATATTATTGCTACTATAGATGACGACGGATTTGTGCACGCTGGCTGTACTGATACTGGACCTATAATCTATTGTATTGACTGGCCCTTTATCAGGAGAGGATGTACAGATATAGATCCTATTAAGTATACAGTGGATGAAGACGGTTTCATTCACCTTGGTAATTGCGATACTAATCCAATTATTTATACATTAACAGAAAATTAATAACTAATAAATAAAAATAGACATGAATAAAACAACTAAGACAGATCTTTTTAAAATTGACCCTCGTAATATTGAGGTAGTAGATAATTTCAATTCCCGTATCGATTTCGGCGATATCCAGGAACTGGCTGATCAGATTGCTAAGGACGGCGTTCTGAACCCAGTACACGTGAAGCGTATCCCTGGTACCGATAAATTCACTCTAGTAGACGGCGAACGTCGTTATCGTGCTGTGATGCATAATATCGAGCAGGGGCTTCCTGTAACCATGATTCCTGCAGTAGTGGTACCACAGGCTACCACTCAGGAAGGCCTTCTCAGAATGCAACTCCAGTGCAATGAGGGTAAAAACTTCTCAGACTACGAGTATGCTGTGCACCTGAAGAAACTTCGTGATCTGGGCCTCAGCAATAAACAGATTGCTGACCTGCTTGGTAAAAAGGAGTCCAGAATTTCCTGGTACTTCAGGTTCCTGAATCTCGACGACAAAATTCAGGACCTCATGAAAGACAACCGTATCACTGGTGTCGACGTTTACCACATCCTGAATGCCCATAAGGACAACGACAAGGCTGTGGAAACCATCATGAAAATGAAGGAAATGGCCGACGCTAACGGTGAGCATAAAATTAGCCTGAAGAAGAATCTGGACCGTATCACCAAGGCCCAGGAGGAGGCTCCTAAGGAGAAGAAAAAAATCACACTGTCAGACAATGACTTCAATAAGACTATTGTTGTCATGGATACGGTGGCAATTAAGAACGGTCTTAACAAACTGTTCTCTTACCTGGAGAAGTTCCCTGTTTCGAATCAAGCGGTCTCTATCAAGATGATCTACGACGAACTCAAGAAGGGCCGTAATATCGAAGAGGTACTTACTGAATTCCAGGAGAAAAAAATTGCAGGATAATTATTGATCTTTTTAATAATTATTTGTATATTTATTAATACCAGGGTGAAGTCAAATGGCACTCACACAGTTAGGCATAACTTAAGCGCCCTAAGACAAATCATATAACGGGTGTTACATCGACTTCCCTGGTTTATTGGCCTGGTAGTTCAGTGGATTAGAACAACAGTCTTCTAAACTGTAGGTCGTGCGTTCGAGCCGCACCCAGGTCACTTATTAACATAGTTATTTACAAGTTATCTACATAGTTATCTACAATGAAACATGCCATAATGTATTTTGATACCGAATTCAATCTCGGTAGATCATTCAACCCTAATAAGTGGATTAACTATCATACTGATTACTTTGAAGATGGAAAAAAAGCATTGCTTGAGATCATGCACGCAAACAAACTAACAACTCAGTTGGTTTCCGCTGAGACTGATGAGGAATTGCAGAAGGAGATCAAAAAGATGAAAAAGAAGTTCTCATCCAGGAAATGGTTAACCAATATGATACGACACTTATACGACTAACCCAGACGCGTATTAGGACTCGATTGAGTACATTTTTATCTGGAATACCGCTAATATTTTTATTAGTGGTATTTTTTTGTGTTTAATATGTATTTATAATTTGAATTAACAAAACAAGATTGCGCACCAGTTTTTTTAAACAAATTTTTTTCTTACTTTTTTCATTAGTTTATAGGGTGAATGTCATTTCTTGTTTCTGGTCCTGGTTTCGCCCAGGACCTTTTTTGTTATATATTATTGCGGGGTTCTATTTGACATAATATAAGTTATACATAATTTAGATTTCTATTCTTTCATAGAAATGTTAATTGCGCATTTTAATTTGTTAATTAAATAATTTACATTTCTGTATTTTACATAATATATCTTATACGCGGAAACTGATCCCTGGATCCAGGCACAAAAAAATGGGCACCGACTTTCACAAGCCAAGTGCCCATTAAAACTCTCAATAAATGAGTTTCTTAAAAACTTTTTCTACTTTTCACCATCTCCTCACACTACGGGAAAAAAATCGAAATTGTCCTCTGCACGTCATCCGTAGTGTGGTACTGTATGTCCCTCTTCATTCATACAGTAGAGCCGTCTGTGTGATTCGAACACACGCGTGTCTTGCGACATCCTGATTACAAGTCAGGCGGAGTCGGCCACTGTCCCAAGACGGCCACAAGGGGGCGGCTTCGTTTTTTACTGCTATGCGCCCCAACTTCCCTAGCAAACTCGCACTAGAAAGGAGGTAAATGTTATGCGAGACGTTTATATTGTTTAACTTTTATCAGACTATATTAAATATATAAAAAATTTTTTAATTGCAATAGATAAATACTCCTTACTCGAAAAAAGTGATCAAAATAATTAAAAAAATTGATCAAATTTTATGCACAAGGCAGTCCTAAACCGTATTTTCTTGTATATCTCTCAGATAATTCATTAACGAACTTTCAATTGTTCCACGGAAAATGTTCCACAAATTATTTAATCGAACGCATCCAGTGAGATAACAAAATCGTTAGACTTTTCCTCTGGTTCGAATTTAACAATAGCATTTTTCACAATACTAATAGCGATACCGATTGCCTTACGTTTTTCGTCTGCTGCATATGCAGAAGCAAAATTACCTGCGCGGGCTTCGTTATCACTTATCCTGATGAAACGTTCTCGTTCCTCTTTCAGTTGTTCTAATATGTACTTTATTTGATCGTTCATAACACTATAATTATATACAAAATTATTTACATTACAAAATCCGTGCCAGAGTAATTTGTTTCATGCCTAAAAAAGAGTTAATTTTCGAATTAATTGTTTAATATAATACGTAATAAAAAAATAGGTCATTTAGTGACATAGAAAAACCCCAGCATTTACTGGGGTTCTCAGGAATTTAGGCTGTCATGGTTTTTACATCTTATTTCGTCCATTAGTTTCTATTAAATATCTGCGTTAATTATGAGGTGCATTTTTAATGTTCATAACTATGTAGATAAGTATGTAAATAAGTGTCAATAATTAGTCTTTTTTGTTCATTTTGGATAATGATTCTCTAATGGCTTTACGTATTGCTTCGTCTAGTTTAGATTCGGCAACTTGTGACATTTGTTGTGGTTGATCCTGGTTTGGTTGAGCAGTTGCATAGCGTTTTTTTGCTGCAGCATTTACGCCGCCAACAGAACCTTTCTTAGCCATTTCGATTGCTTTAAGAAGAATTTGTGCTGCTTCAAGAGTTTTAGGTGCGTTAAGTACTTTATTATTACCGAAAGTTTTACCGTCGATAAGTGATTGTACTGTAGCGTATGCTTTATCTAGTTCTTGTTGTTTGTCACCGCCACGGAAACCAGTAGCGATTTGTTTGCCTGCAGTTTTAACGCGATCGCCAACGCCTTGTCCTTTATATTCGTTGTTAAGACCAGCGTTCATAACGCCATTTTTAAATTTACCCCATTCGCCTTTAGCGGCTTGTCCTAGACCTTTAGCGGCACCTTTAAGTCCACCCCATAGTCCTTCTTTTTCACCATTCTCTTGTAGAGATTCCATAATAGTTTCTCTAACTAATGACTCTAATTCTTTTTCTGTTATTTTCATTTTCATAATTGCAATTATTTTTTTATTTATTTGTTATTGTTGTTTATCGTTATATAAATACATAGTATTTACTGAAAAAGACAAAAAAAAAGAGGCTAATTAGTTATTAGCCTCAGATTCTGGTTCAGAGATTGGTTCCTCTTCATCGTGTTTACAGATCATATCGATTGGTTCGACTGGAGTATTGTGTATAAATACTGGTGGGTGTTGTCTATATTCCACTGCAGATAGAATTATTTTACCCCATTCCTTAGTTGCCACGAATTGGAAGCAGGTATATCCTTCTACGTGTCCACGGTATTTAACGCCATTATCTGTATATTCGATAATATCGCCTTCTACGCCTTCATCGTGTTTTGTATTGCAGTTATAGAGTGTGTTATTACGTACCTCCCAATGTGTACAATCTGTAAGTTCTACGACTTGATCATTAAATTTTACTTTTTGCATGTTTGTTATTGTTTTATTTTGTCTTATTATTGTTTTAGTGCGTCCTCCACATTTTGTTGATAGATTTTAATTTGTTCCTGATATTTTTCGATTTGTCTATTTATACCATTTATATGGTCTTCTGTAATATCCTTGAGATATTCAATGGCTTTTTCTTTTGAAGGGAATACCTCGATAGACGGATATGCTTTACCCAGGTTATAATGTGTTGTATGCATTAATATTCGTCCTTTCTTATCATAAAAATCGTCATAGAATCTAGTATAAGTATCTTCAAAATGTTTGAATGAAACTATAATTTCTGTTTCTTCAACTATGGTATAATCTGGGTCGTGGTACATATCTGAAGAATATATTTTTCTTTCTACTTTTTCATTTTTTAGAATTTCCCCACGAACTAATGCATAATCAGTGATACCATATATATCTGTATGGGTATTTGCGTGGTTTTTATTATATAGACCCCAGACGTAATCTTTACCAGGTACGAGTTTTGAAAGTTTTTTATTATCTTTTGCCATAAATATTTGTCCGATTTTGTCCGATTATCATTAGTAAGTAGTGATAATCAGTGTGTTATTTTTAAATTAAACTATTGACAGTTGTCCGATCATTGGACAATTTTTTCATAGTTGTAATTATATTCAAACAAATCTTTAAGTGTTTGATAGTAACTACAATCTTTAAGTCCATTACATTTAACTGGTATTAATGTACCATCTTCAGCGACTTCTCTAATAGTCCATCCGATAATATTAGCATTATCGTCTAATACTGCTGCTACTTTCTTCGGTGGTTCCAGACCAATTGCTTCCGTCAATTGATCGATAATTTGTTTAAGTTCTACTTTCATAATTTTTATTTATTTTTTATTCAGTTATAGGGATAAAGCGTGTTGTTTTCTACCGTATTTCCATCCATCTTTCCATTTCAAGGTATATGTTGAATAGGTATTAATTGTATCACCCTGTTCATTAGTAATGATGTGATCTTCTTTTATGTATTCCGCTTTACCATCTTTAATGTTATTAGAAGAAGGTTCGGGATAATTAACATCCCAGAACAATACAAACGAAAGAAAAGAAAGTCCTGAGAATATCAAGATTCGTACATTTGTATAGTATATAGCAAGCACTACTGGAATGATAAGTAACAAAAATGTAAGTATTAAAAAAACTACTCCTAATGTATTCATAATTATTTATTTTATTTAGATATTAAATTTTTCCAGTTTTCAACAAGTAATTCATTCATAG